CACGCGGCATCTTGCGGGAGCTGTCTGTTTACTGCGACACTCTGGATGCTCCCATCTACGATGGTGACATCATTCTGTTTGGCGCCAAGCCACCTGAATTCGGAGTCCAATGGCAGAGTGGCATCCTATTCATAAACCACTTGATTTCCGCAGTGGACTGGAAACCGGTGGCAAGCTTTACGATCCGCCGCTCCTACCGTATGAAATCGCGCTAATTGAGGCGCTTGGTTGCAGCGAAGAAGAGTACAAAACCTTTGCTCGTTATGCAGTTCAACGGACCTATGTACGTCCTGCTGAATACGAAAATATTCCAGAAATTTATGCGGCAATGGTTCCAGTTGTCGTTGCTGCGGCAGCCAGCGCAAAAACAGTTGCAACAACTATTGCTGTAAATGTTGCTATTGGTATTGCGCTTACAGCGATCAGTATTTTGCTGGCGCCTAAGGCACCGGCACTTGAGTCACCCGCAAAAATCAAGGGTAAAAAACTTGCAGATCAAATTGGCCCTACTCGTTTTAATCAAACCACCAGCTTCGATAACATCAGCGCCCTTGCTGAATACGGCCAGCCAATTCCAATCCCGTTTGGCAAGCGAGGCACTGGCACTGACGGCGCTCTAACCGGCGGTTTGATTCTTGCGCCTGCACTGGTGTGGAGCCGCATCTACAGCTACGGCAGCTACCAAGCATTTGAAGGCATCTACGTTGCCGGCGAGTACGGCAGTGAGGCCCCTGAGCTTGGCGGCATCCGCGTTGGCACCACAGCACTGAACAGCCTTGGCAACCGCGACTTTGCCGTCTACTGGTCCTCGCAGCTCGGTGAAAATCGCCCTACGCCCAGCCGTCGCATTGCTGGCACAGATCAAGGTGGCGCTAGCGGTACTGTTGGCCGCCAGATTTTTACCGCTCCAACCGAGGACGGACAGTTCAGCCAAGGATTTTCCATGGCTTACACCCCTCAAGCGGATACGTCGTTTGGAACAGCCGAGCCAATCCACAACGGCACGGCCTTCCGCTTCAACTGGGAAATCATCTCGGCGCCTTATGCAGCAACTGAAGGCCCGGACAATAAAGATGCTCGCGTAGAAACTCAAGCCCGCCGCCGCAAGATCGCGGGTTCCGATGCCGATGTTCTGCATCGCTACGCCGATCAACCCAAGGAGGACATTCCGCAGGTTGGAATGCCCGGCGTGGGCCGCGCCTACTCCCGTCGCATGGGCTTTGTTGCCCACAATGGCACAACCTACGACAACCGCACAATCGTGGCAGTGTCAGAAAATGACACGCTGGTATTTGAAATTAACGGCAACAACTGGAAAGAATTCAATCAATCAGACTTTAAAGACACAGAAGTAAACGTCAAAGATCTAAAAGCATCTGCTGATTCGTGGCGGGCCCGTGCATCCGATTTGCTAGCGATCGGATCCAAATGGATCATCGGCTCTTCTGTTTGGGTCGTAGAAAGCAGAAGTCCTGATACCTGGAAAAAAGGTGTTACACAGCAAATTACATTCCGCTGCACCGCAATCACAGGTGTTGCCACTGTAGGCATCCCTGGCACGCGCACCGTCCGCGAACCCCTCGGCGGCTATGAAGGCAGCGTTTTCAACCCCAACAAACACTGCGGCGCAGCTTTCTTCAACATCTGCCGTCTGCACATGGCAAGCATCCGTCCTGTGCGGCGTGATGCACAAGTCATCGAAATTGGACTCCGCAGCCAAGTCTGGAACCGCGCCAACGGTCTGTGCAACTTCAACGCAATTCCTACTCCTTTCAAGCTGCATCAGCTCGATAAACAGGACATAACGCTTACAACGCCTCGAATGGATAAATACTTCGAGCGCACATCGTGTTTCTCTATTTGGGTACGCCCAGTTCAGGTCTACGGTCAAGCCCAGCAGCCTTGGCGCAGGATTCCACAAGTTTTCTGCGTTACTGGTAATGCACCAGTCGATCAGTACAACTACATCCGCATTCGTCCTCGCCAAGTCGGTTACTACGAGTACCGCTTCATTCCACGTACTGGATCAGACATTGCAATTAACAGTATCGACACGAATCAAGTCGTTCGTCTCAACGCGAACACCGGAGCTGAATTTGGTCAAGATTACGCAACAGATTACGGTGCCTTCCGCGTAACAACAAACGGTGATGTCGTATCCATTGCTGACATTCGCTTAAACGACGAACTTGTAACAGACCCGCAAGAAGCTAGCAGCGTAACTACCACTCAAACCACGCTGCCAACAGCACTATCCCAATACGACCAAAGTTCAAATAACGGCAGTATTCAGCAAGTCGTCAATGCGTGGCTTACTGAAAAACTGGGCTATGCACGCGATTACCCCGGTCGCGTGCGCAGTGCCACCATCACATTTGACAAGCCCGGCGTCGGGCAAATTGTCTTCAACGTAAACGCCACATCTGTAGCTGGCACACTTGGCGTCACTATCGGTCAGGTCTATCTCAACGCAAACCGTGGAAATCCTTATCAGTGGACAAACGTTTCTTACAGCATTATTTCTGCAAACGGTACTTGGAACACAAGCCACGCATTTACAGTTGTCATCCCCGTAAACAACGATTTTTCTAGGGTTGGCGGCTACTCGGCAGTCAACGTTGCCTTTGCTGTTACTGCTGTCCAAGCCGTATCGACAGTCAACAGCTCTACAGTCAGCAGCGCTGAGCGCGTATTTGAAGAAAACTCGCAAGTCTCAGACTGCAGCCATTATCTGGAGCTGACCAAGTCCAACGAAAGCGGACCCGAGCATCAGATCGTTTACGTCAACGAGTGCCTTTCCAACGAAACACTCGCCGAGTACTACGGCATGTCCACACTGGGATTCACCGTTAAGTCCAGCGGTCAACTGGGCGGCATCGGTCAAATACGCGCCTGGGTCCCAACCGGCATCAACGTGTACCGCTTGATCGAACAGGACAACAAACCCAGCAACCTTTTCGCCGACCTCGTTTACTACTTGCTGACCAGCAAGAGCCAAGGCGTCGGCAACGTTGTCCCAACAGAGCTGATCGACGTCGAATCTCTCACCACAACCGCCCAGTACCTACGCGCCAACAAGATCTTCTTTGACGGCGTGGTAGAAGACAGCGACAGCCTGCGCTCATTCCTTTACGACAACGCAGCCCTACAGCTGTGTAACTTCACGATTAAAAACGGCCGTTTCGGCATGATGCCGGCGCTGCCTTACGACAGCAGCTACCAGATCAGCACCACGCCAATCGCTATCGAGCAAATCTTCACCTCGGGCAACATCATCCAAGACAGCCTGCAGGTCCAGTACATCGACGCCGCCCAACGCGCCAACTTCCGCGCCTTGGTCACTTGGCGTGTCACCGTCGAAAACGATCTGCCGACACAAGCCTCCGCTTTGGTTGACTGGGCCGACATCCCCGAAGGCAGCCGCTCCACAACCCAGCAAACCTTTGATCTAACCGACTTCTGCACCAATCGCGCCCAAGCACTAAGGACCGCACGGTTCCTGCTGAGCATCCGCCGCCGCGTCACTCACACCGTCAGCTTCAAAACAGTGCCCGACGCCCTCGGCATCCAACCCGGTTCCTACATCCGCGTCATCACCGAAGCCACCACCTACAGCGCCACCAACAACGGAGGCATCACAGACGCTGGGACCTTGGTCAGCGTAACCTCCATCGCCAACGGGACCTACGACGCCCTGATCTATAACCCCAGCACTGGAGCCGTAACCGAGCAACGCATTACGATCCAAAACAACGCCGTCACAGATTCTGCTTTGCGCGGCTGTCTGTTTACGTTGCTCAGCCTCCAGACCAGCGCATCCGTTTATCAAGTGGAGCAGCTAACGCTGGACGAGGACGGCCTGGTAAATATCAGCGCTGTAGAAGTGCCCGTCGATTCCACTGGCGTTAGCATTGTGGCTAAGGACGTGCTCACTGAAGCGAATTTCCGCGTACTGGAGTAATGGCTTTTCCGACACTGACGCCAACCAGCCGCGAGTTCAGCCCTGGTGCGTGGCCCATCAAAAATTACAACTCACAATCCGGCGCTGAAATACGGATTTTGTACGGATCTCAACGTACCAACGCCAAGCTCGGTCTTAGCTACGAAAACGTAACTGACGCAAACGCCCAGCTCTTCATCGACGATTTCAATTCAAACATCGGCACACTTCGTACTTTCACGCTTCCTTCCGCTACGCGAAACGGCTGGAACGGCAGTGCGGAAACTTTGGATGCGCCACCTGGCACAAAGTGGCGCTACGAAAGCGAGCCGCAAATCCGCTCAGTGAGACCCGGCCGTAGCAGCGTTACAGTGAATCTGGTGGCGGTGATCTAATGGCTAAGGTTTATACCGGACGCGACGGCCGCCTGCTGATCGACGGCATCGAACAGATCAAGGTCAGTAACTGGACCTTGACTGGTTCTCTTGAAGTGCTGGAGACCACCACCCTTGGCGAATCACAACGCAGTTACGCACCAGGCGTCCAAGAATTCAACGGCAGCGCCACACTGCTGTATTACAAAGACGACGCAGGCCGCAACGACGCCGCCACAGCTTTGAAGAGAGTGCTGCGTGTTGCTGGCGTATCCAGCAGCGATACCGTCACAATGCGTCTGCGTTTGGTGGATGGCAACACAAACAGCGACGTGCAACTGACTGCTTATATCACCAGCGTCTCGTTTGGTGCCAGCGTGGGTGAAGTCAGCTCTGCCCAGATCAGCTTCCAAGCCACTGGTGCACTCACAGCGGTGACAATCTGATGGGCATCTACCTCGGCAATGTCGGCAATATTGAGCTGACCCGCTTGTCGCTTGAAGGCAGCAAAGAGTCTGTGGTCAATCCGTCAGACGTCAATGCCGCTCGCGATCGATTTAGCTTTGATTTTGACCCTAGTTATTTAATCAGTGGTGACCTAGTTGAGATTGCCACAACAGATGGCACGAATCTTGATTTCGTCGCCGCAAGTGGATGGGCGAATAATACTGTTCAGCCAAGTGGAAATTGGTACGCATTTATTGATGAGCTAGGCGGTATTCGTCTGTACACAAACTTTGATGACAGCCTTGAGGGCGCCAGTACCGGCCTCGTGGCTCTCAATGCAATTGCGCGCAATATTCCAATCAGAGTCACAGTGCGCGATCGTGATGCGCGATTACTTGGGTGTGTATCTGACTATGAAATTAACACAACGCGAGAAACGGTCGATGTCACTGCATTGAGCGATGAATACAGGCAGCAATACAGCAGCCTGATCACTGGCAGCGGTCGCTTAACCGCTCAATGGGATTACGTAAAAGAAGGCAATACAGAGCCGGTCAACTATCTAATGCAACTTGTATTGCGCACAGAGGTTGGCTCATCATTTCACGCAAAATTTTTCATTAAATCTGCCGGTACACGCGCGTCCGCTGGCTCGTTTGATTCCGCTCAAATCAATGACGCATTGTGGTGGGAGTTCGATGGCTTGATCACCTCTAGCGCTACAAGTTTTGCATCAGGCAATATCATCGTCAGTTCTGTCGATTTTGTTGCAACTGGTCCTATCAGGCTGCGCGCCAAGACACGCACAACCGAATACTTGCTCCAAGAATCTGGAGATAAATTCAAGCTTGAGCAAGATGGCACGTCATTCTTGCTTTTGGAGCAATCCGACTGACACTAAACTGGTGTCAGGCCATGCCTACCAGCACTTATAGCCGCACATCACCATGGCAGACCTCAGGATCACCGAATTAGCAGCGCTCTCCAGCGGTGACCTGGCTGCAGGTGACTTTCTGGCAGTCGCTGACATCAGCGCTAGTGAAACCAAAAAAATTACCGTTACTGACTTTACCGGCAAAGCGGTCACGCTGATCGCTGACGCCACCATTCCTGGCGCCAAGATCCTGTTTGGATCGCAACAAATTGCCGGATCAACCCTCGTCAATGGCGCCGTTGGGGAAGCCCAGCTTGCTGCTGATGCTGTAACAGCCGCCAAACTCGCTGACGAATCAAGCGTCGACCTTGTAACCACCCTGCCCGCCAGCGGTGCTTTCGTGGGTCAGATCGCGCTCGACACCGACGATAGCAAGATCTATTGCTGGAACGGCAGCACTTGGGTCAGCATCAAGGCCGCAGGCAGCATCAACACCGTTGTCGGTGACACAGCCGGCATCGTCAACCTGACCGTCACCACATCCGGTGATCAGGTCACGATCACAACTTCACTGGACGCTACTGGCGCAGCAGCGCAATTCCTCGCCGGTCCAACTGCCGGAGCTGGCGCAGTCACCTACCGCACGATTGCAGCCGGCGATCTCCCTACAGCGACCACCGGCGCCAAAGGCGCTGTTGTCGTCAACGGCAATGGCCTGACAATGAGCGGCGACACTATCGCCATCAACAACACGGTCACCGCCGAAACAAGCAATTACCACGTCGTCCAGTACAACGCCAAGGGTCTGGTCACCGGCGGCCGGCAAATTATCGCGGCTGACGTTCCAGTCGCCACAGCCAGCAGCATCGGTGTAGTTAAGCCTGGTTCCGGTCTCGGTGTCGACGGCGCTGGAACACTTGACCACACCAACTCAATCACTCCGGCAAGCGCTGCCAAGGTCACCTACGACAGCCAAGGTCACATTGTTGCTGCACTGGCGCTGTCCGCAACAGATATTCCCGAACTAGACGCCAGCAAAATCACGACGGGCACGTTTGCATCAGCGCGGCTTGCTGCCAATAGCGTCACGGCAGAACAGCTTGCTGACTACGGCATCGCGCAAGTCAGTAGCAGCCAGCCAGTTCCTGAGTTTGCGGGTCAGCTCTGGATCAACCCCACCGACCGCACGGCTTATGTCTGGGTCGGCCAGGTTTCTCCGGCGCAGGGCTACTACCTTCCCCTCAACAATGAGTTTGGCGCCCAAGCCAACCTCCGCTTTGGTGGTACGTACAACGCAAACACCAACACAATCGCCAGCCTTAATACCTATGGCGCATCGGCAGGTCTGACTGTTGGTTCTGCACTAGTTGCTCCAACCGCCGCAAGTTCTGGTCTCTACTTGCTGGTCACAACAACAGGCACTGGTACCGCGCCGGCTCCTGCAGTTTCGCTGGACGTCGGTGACTGGATTTTGAGCCCCGGCTCTGGCACGACGTGGACTCACGTCAATATCGTTGGCGCAGGCATCAGCGTGATCGACGCTGGCGACGTCACATTTAATGGTGCCGCTCTAACGCCAGCCATGACCGGCGTGGCAGACGCCGAAGCTGCACTAACAACACTTTGGGGTCGCGTTCAAATCGCAACCACCTCAACCGTTGGTGTAGTACTTGAGAGTACCGAAATCACGGTCAATAACAGCACTGGGTTGATGGAAGTCGGAGTGGTCGATGAAGGCACCTACTGATGTCGAGCTTCAATTACAACGGCGAGTACCTCCCTCGCGGCGGCGTTGAAGGCGAAATGCTGATCAAAGTCAGCAATGCTGACTATTACGTGCAGTACAAAACGCTGCCCGAAATCTTTGACGAATACGACATTGTGATCGACGAGGGTGAGTATTAGTAGACTGCCTGAGTAACGCCGTCCCAGAGGGGAGTTAAGGCATGGCTACTTGGCAGCATCTCCGTAGCAGCACCGCAAACAAGCGCCCCACCACCAGCTTGGCTGACGGGCGAATTGCGATCAACACGAACACCGCAAGCCCCGGTCTCTTTTTCAAGGATTCCGCTGGCACAGGCATCGTCAAAGTAGGCCCGGTGCACGTCGGCACCACGGCACCAAACAGTGTGCCGGCTTCTGGCGGAAGCAGCGGAAACTACACAGGTGAGCAGTGGCTGGACACGAGTGTGTCCCCTGCTCAGATGAAAGTCTGGAACGGCAGCACCTGGGTCGGCATCGTCGCCGACGAACTGCCTGTCTCCAAACTGCAAGACGGTGCTGCCCGCCAGCTCATCCAGACCGATGCTGCCGGCACCGGTGTCGAGTGGACCAGCAACGTCGACGTGCCTGGCACACTTGATGTAACCAGCACCGCAACATTCGACAGCATTGCGCAGTATCCACTTGGGAGTGCTGCGGCTCCGACGCTGACATTCACTGGAGACAACAACACCGGCATTTACTCCCCCGGCGCAGATCAAGTAGCCATCTCGACTAACGGGGTTGGGAGACTCTTCATTGATGCGAGTGGGTACGTTAAAGTCTCTAATGGTGAGATTTCTCAAACTTCTGCAACTGGTTATATTCGCCTTGATGGTGGAAGTGGCTTGGGCTTGGGTGCAAACATTGTTGCTTTTGGTGAGTCGCATTCCTCTGCTCCTGGGCAACTTTCATATGGCACAACTGGATCTGGAGCGCACATATTTAATGCTGGAGGCGCTGAACGGATGCGTCTTACCTCAACAGGTGCTTTAGGTCTGGGGACTAGTAGCCCTAGCTATACGCTGGATGTTTCAGGTACTGCCCGTATTACAAGTGTGTCGCCTTTGTTTCTTGGAACCACTGCAGGTGATTCATATATTCAATACGGCGCCAATGCTACTACCACAAATAATTGGACTGTAGGTTCTCAGGCTGACGGCACTTTTAGGTTCTTTAATGGTACTTACGCTTCAGGCACAGAGCGCCTTCGTATTACTTCCGCAGGCAACGTAGGGATTGGCATTACTGCGCCCAGCGAACTCCTATCTCTCAACAGCAGCTCGTCTAACGCTGCGGTTAGCATTAGAACAGGTGGCGCATCATTTAACTCAGTAGTCAAGTTCAACGCCGACGATACCAACTACGCAGGCATTGGCCTTGAGAACACTGCACTTGTCATGCGGTGCAGCAATAGCTCCACACCAACAGAACGCGCCCGCATCGACAGCTCGGGACGCCTGTTAGTTGGCACGTCTAGTTGGTCTGATACTACTAGAGCAGTATTTTCAGGGAATAGCATTGATAACCAAGAAACGTACCTCACTCTTAATCGCGGTACAGCCGCTACAGGAGCAGGAGGTGCGATTGGGTTTATCTCTTTTACCAATGGAGGCAGTAGTCAATACTGTGCATCTATTTCTTGTTGGACCGATGCTGCTTCGGGATCAGGAGACAATCCAGGCCGCCTAGTGTTCTCCACTACCGCCGACGGAGCGAGCAGCCCGACGGAGCGGATGAGGATTGATAACGCTGGCAACATACTGTTCAACAATACTGTATTTAGCGCCTCCAATAACGGCGTGCTTATGGGAGTAGGAGGCAATACATACATAACTGCAACCAGTTTGGACGTTCTTACGATCAATAGAAAGACAACTGACGGAACGCTTGTTAACTTCTTGCAAGATGGAAGTTCGGAAGGTACTATTTCTGTCTCCGGCACAACCGTCACCTACGGAGGCGGCCACCTCGCCCGCTGGTCGCAACTGCCCGATGAGGAGGATCCCACTGGCCTGCTGAAGGGCACCGTCATGTCCAACCTGGACGAGATGTGTGAGTGGGGCGAGGAAGACAACGAGCAGCTCAACAAGGCCAAGGTGAGCGACGTTGAGGGTGATCCAAACGTGGCTGGCGTGTTTGTCTCAACGTCGTTCTCTGAAGATGGTCCGCTGGACTTCTTTGTTGCAATGACGGGTGACATGATCATCCGGATTGCCGAAGGCGTCACGGTTCAGCGCGGTGATCTGCTGATGTCCGCTGGTGATGGCACCGCCAAACCCCAAGGCGATGACATCGTTCGCAGCAAGACCATCGCCAAGGTGACATCCGCCCACGTCACCTGCACCTACAACGATGGCAGCTACTGCGTACCTTGCGTGCTGATGGCTTGCTGAGGCACAGAAGCCCTACTCGTTAAAACGTCTGGGGCGGTACACACCGCCCTTTTTAATGCGTGATATTGTGGTGGGGGCAGCGAGTTTGCACCTCCTGCCCCTGGCCACGATCCCCTGGAGACCATGACCCAAGAACCTTACCCCACGTTGGCAATCGGGCGACAGTTGCCAAAGATTGATTGCCCAAAGCACGGAATTCATAGCCACACAATCGAGAGCACTATCCCAGGTCACGAAGGCCACTGGTGCCAGTTGTGCTGGCTGGTGTCGCTTGGTGAGCCTCTGCCTGTAATCGAGTAGTCATTTTCCTAATCGACTATGCCAGTAACAACCATTAAACGCTGTCAATCTGAATCCGAGTGGTGGTGGACAATCGAAGACTGCTTTGCTGAGTGCGACGTAGAGCCTGGCTCTGGCCTTACCATCAAGTATCACGACGACAACGATCAAGTGGGTGAAATAAAGCTAAGCCTTGGCAAGGCAGATGCTCTTCTCATTCGTGATGCGATCAATCAGCTTTACCCGCTTTCGTAGTCATTACCACTAATCACCCATGACACAACAACACCCCATCACCCCACCGCCAGAGCTGGTTGAGCAGTGGATGCAAGATCACGCCACCAAGTACGACTTGGCTCGTCAAGCCGCCCAATGGGGCGCTGACCAAGAGCTGGAGGCGTGCTGTGAGTGGTTACAAGATCCTGATTTAAATGTAGACACTTACAAACTCCGCGCCGCTCGCCGGCCTAAACCTCAGAGCTTGAAGGAGATGGCGCTGGAAGCTTTGGATGAAGAGCAGGCTGAGTTAAGCATCCAAAACTACAAGCTCATACGCTCTGTACTTGAATCTTTGCCCGATCACGAGTAGTCGCTTCCACTAATCACCATGACCGACTTCCACCCCGCGCCGTTTCAAGACTTTTCAACTGAGCTGGGCGATCCATGGCCTGTCGTCGAGCGGCTGCGAATGGCACTTTGCGAAGCCGAGCGCTACTGCCTTGGCGCTGAGAACTCCACCGGCCACTGCATCACATCCCTACTCGAAATCCTGCCTGACGAAGATGACTGACATCTCCCCCGCTGCACAGGCGGTGCTAGATGCCGCCTATCAGCGAATGGACGAAAACCCGCACAACGAGGTAGAAGCAACGCTCGCGGCCGCCCTGCGAGCTGCTGCGGATCAGGTAGTGCCAGCGCCACATCTTCCGTATGACTCTTGCTGTGATGTAAACGCATCAGCAATACGCGCCGAACTTTTGGCCATTGCTATTGAACTTGAAGCCCAGTAGTCACCTTCCCTAAGGCGACCAAGCAGGCATCAAGATTCTCAATAAACGCCATTTATTGAGGAACGAACTAGCCGGGCTGCCTGCCCGGCTTTTTAATATGCTATTATGCTTAGGCTTATCTTCAGCATTATGTCCATTACTCTTGTCGAAGCCTGGCAGCAATTCGTTGACGAGCGTTCCATCGCACTCTGCCCCACCAGCCTTACCTCTGATTACCAGCAAACGACCAAATGGCTCAAGCGCTGTCCAATACAAGATTTTCAGCAAGGCCGTCAGATCCTGACTTGGGTCCTGCAGCAGCATCCAGTCCTATCGGCTCGCCGGGTTGCAATGTACGTACGCAGTCTGTACAGATGGTCCGTGCAGGAGGACATTGCGATCCTGCCCCGCAATCCAGTCGCCAGCTTCCGCATGCCGAAAAAGCCACAGCGGGATGAAGACGTAATCGTAATTCCACGCGAAGAAGTTGGAATTCTGCTTGCAGCGCTCGAAGCCAAGCTCAGCCATCGCGACGTAAATTGGGCTTTATATGCAGAATTTATGCTTCAAACTGCAATGCGCACAGGCGAGGTGCGTGCAATGAGATGGGACGACATCAAAGATAATCGCGTGCTTGTTCACTCGAATTACACGCTGACCCACGGATTGAAAAACAGTACGAAAACCAACAAGCGCCGCTCCGTGCCACTTAATAAGAAGTGCATCGAAATTCTTGATCAAGCGCCACAGGTTGATGAATACGTTTTTCCTTGGGACCGACTTGCGTTCCAAAGCTTCTTCAGGTGTCGCGCTGTTCAGCTTCACACCGCTGGCCTGACTTCTCATATTTACCGTCCATATGATGCCCGCCACACTGCCATCAGTCGCTGGCTAGAGGCGGGCATCCCGATCACTCAGATCGCAGCTTGGGCGGGCAACACTGCAAACATTATTTTCAAGCATTACGCCGGTACAACCAAGGAGTACGAAATGCCGGTGCTTTGAATCGGTAATCCGCCGTGTCTTTCGGTGGCGATGCTGCTAAATTTGTTTTATCGCCACTTTTTTCTTATGGCTACCACGTTCGAATGGCACATTGCCAACATGGAGCATTACACCGCTAATGGCATTGTATTTACGGTGCATTATACGATTGGCGCCAACGATGGCACTTACAGCAGCTCGGCATATGGATCCATTGGGCTTGAAAAGCCTGATCCTTCCGTAATGGTGCCGTATGCCGATTTGACTGAGGAGCTTGTGGTGGGCTGGGTGAAGCAACACTTTGGTGACGAAAAAGTCGCTGAAATTGAAGCCGCACTTCAGCAGCAACTCGATCAGCAGCACGCACCTACCGTTGCTCCCGGTCTGCCGTGGGCTTCTTGATCGCTGCTGCGGCATCACTGCTCGCCATCGCCATCGTTGGAATGATGGTGTGGCAGTGGTGCCATACTTCTGATTGGCAGGATCGATTTTGGTGATCTTGCTATAGTTGCGGGGCAACGGTGCTTGTAACACCTTGCCCCCGGCCACCGTGCTTTTCCACGATGACAAAAAGAGCTTATCACCGCCGCGCCAACCTTGGCCATATAAAGGCTAACGAGTTATTTACCTACAAAAACGGGAGCCTTTTTTGGAAAACCTACAAGCGCAATCGCAAAATGGGATGCCCAGCCGGCACGCTTTCTGCGAACGGATATCTGCAGGTTTGTGTTGACGGAAAATCTTATTATGTACATCGAATCGTGTGGGTGTTACACGGCAATAAGCCCGCCCCTGTTTTAGATCACATTAACGGAAACAAAGCAGATAATCGTATTGAAAATTTGCGTGCAGCTACATATTCACAAAATGGCATGAATCGAGGATCTAACTCAAACAGCACGACGGGAGTCAAAGGAGTTTATTGGTATAAAAACATCAACAAATGGAGAGCTATTGTTCAGCTTAATTACAAACAGCATCATGCTGGCTATTTTGACACAAAAGAGGAAGCTGCTGCGGCAGTGACGGCTTTGCGCGCGCGGTTGCACGGAGAATTTGCAAAAACTTAACCTCTATGACGACTGTTCTTTTGGCCGGTGCCTGGTGCGCCGGCATCTTTCTTGCTTATTGTTTTGTTGCAATCAATCCACCCTCTGACGACTAATGGCAGTAAAAGCTAAAACTGGCACTGGCAGGCTCGAGCATCAAGGCGGCCGCCCAAAAACGACAAGCCAAGGTATGGGGCAAAATTCACGTCCCCAGCGTCGCGGCAAGAAAAAACTGCGCGGCCAGGGTCGCTAAGCTAGTCAAGTAGCCATTGCTGCCATGATTGAAGTCATAGCCGCAGTGGCCGGCGCAAGTATCTCAGTTGCCGCTATGGGGGCAATGGGATTCAGTCGTAAATCAGACGAAGCTCGTGATGCGGTTATTCGCCTCACGAGTGCCGTCGAACACATCGCAACACAATTAGAAGTATTGCATTCAGACATTAAAGAAGATCGCAAAGAATTTTTCTCGCGTCTTAATACCGTTGAACAAAGGGTCTCTAAGCTGGAAGTACGCCCACCGTCCTGCTGACTCATGGACTTTCTGTCCCATCCAGCATTCTGGATCATTATCGCGGCAGCTTCTGAGCTGATCGCACTGTCGCCTCTTAAAGACAACGGCATTATCCAACTTGTCTTTCACGCTCTGCGCGCGCTCAAAGGAAAAAAGCTCTGATCAGCTTTGGCAAGCCAGGCTGGCAGCGTCGACTGGAGCAGGCCATCAGGCAATGGTGGTTTGAGCTGACACTTCCGGCCAAACTTGATCAAGCTGAGGCAGAGTGGCATGCAACGCAACCACCTGCGATCGAGCCGCCTGTCATCATCGAGCACCCGGTTGACCCTGAACTGCAAACCGGCAACAGCCGCCTCCTCGGTGGCGCAATGAGTATTCACGCCCCTTGGACTGATGACGCAAAACAAAATCCGCCTGCTTGATTTATTTAAATATTACAAAGCATTGCCGCATCAAATGGCGGCCCTAAGCGAGCTTGAAAACGCGATCAATAAAGCAAATCCGCACATCCTTGGTCGCGATCAGGGTTGGTTCAAGACTTGGAGTCAAGGCGGCAAGCAGGGCGATTATGCCCCAGCGCTAAAACTCATTAAAGAATTTGAAGGCTGTCACCTCACCGCTTACCCAGACCCTCTCAGTGGTGGTGACCCCTGGACAATCGGTTACGGCACCACTCGCTACCCAGGCGGCAGGCGTGTCAGCCGTGGCGACAAGATCACCGTGATCGAGGCGGACATGTTTGTCCGCACCGAAATCGATCAAATCGCTAAAAAGCTCAGCGAAACAGTGCCGCACTGGTCGGCGATGACGGATGGGCAGCAATCTGCGCTTATTTCGTTTTCTTACAACCTAGGGGCTGGCTTCTATGGCACTACCGGCTTCGAGACCATCAGCAAACGATTGCGTGAACGCGACTGGAACGCAGTGCCAGCAGCGCTTGAGTTGTATCGCAATCCGGGTACAAATGTGGAATCTGGTCTTCTTCGGCGTCGTCGCGCGGAAGGAGAACTCTGGCGCTCTAGCTTGCCGAAGCAGCCTGAGGTTCAGCAAGATCCTGCCAAGCTGACACCAAACAGCCCGTTTAGCGCTCGACTGACGCCACACATCACGTTGGGTGAATTTGCACTTGGACAGGAAGCGCGCAGGTTCGATCATCAATACCAGGTCGACACTGCGGCTGAACTGGCAGCATTTCTTGAGCGAGCGCGGATGGCTTTCGGGAATAAGCCAGTGATTGTTACGAGCGGATTTCGCCCTTTGGCTGTAAATCGTTCAGTTGGCGGCGCATCTGGTTCGGAGCACCTGTTCAACGCTCCCGGAGTCGGGGCAGTTGATTGGTACATCGAAGGCGTCGACATTTACAAGCTTCAGGACTGGTGTGACAAAAATTGGCCGTTCAGTCTTGGGTATGGCGCACCAAAAGGATTCTGTCATCTTGGAATTCGCGCAGGGCGTCCTAGAGTTCGCTGGGATTACTAGGACCATTTCGTGATTCTTGCCGACCATCAGATCCGTGAGCTTTGCCAAAGAGAGGCAATGGTCACGCCCTATGACGAATCGCTGCTGAATCCGGCAAGTCTTGATGTAAGACTTGGGCGACTCATTCTTGTTGAGGCTGAGCACACCGAAAAACTGCAGCCAATTGACATGAGTCATCACACCGAAACTGACCCGTACTGGCTTGCGCCTGGTGAATTTGTTCTTGCAGAAACTCAGGAAACATTCAACCTTCCTGAAGATGTTGCGGCTCAATTTATCCTAAAAAGTAGCCGTGGTCGCGAAGGTTACTCTCACGCGCTTTGCGGTTACTGCGACCCAGGGTGGCATGGCAGCAAACTGACGCTTGAACTCCACTCCCTCAGGAGATTTCACTCATTGCCGCTATATCCAGGCATGAAAATTGGGCAGATTGTTTTCTGTTTGATGTCAGATCAACCTGAGCGCTCTTATGCGGTCACTGGTCGCTACAACCAAGATCGCTGTGTAACGGCAAGCAAGGGCTAACTGTATAGTGATAGGGCTGCGGCGCTACCAACGCCCAGCCCATGACCACTGCTCTACCAGTGATGAAAGAATTGTACGCCGCCGAGCGATGGGCTGCCATTGCTGGCTTTGAAGGATTCTATGAAGTATCAAGTCAAGGCAAGGTGAAAAGCCTTGACCGCGTTATTGGCGCAAGAAATCATCCAAAATAGAGCCAGCGAGCCATGCGTGGTCGATTAATTGCGCAGAAGACGAACAAGCAAAGCGGCAGAGACTACAGGCGCAAGCAGGTTTGCCTTTCTAAAGATGGAAAAGATTATACCTTTAATGTAGCAAGATTAGTTGCTCAAGCGTTTATACCCAATTCCTTTAATTACCCATTTGTTTTGCATTTAGATGATGATGCAACAAATAATAATGTTGCAAATTTACAATGGGGCACTCATAACGAAAACTGCAGGCAGGCGGCTTTGCGAGATCGACTTAAATACGGTCAAGAGCATTGGCAGTCATCGCTTTCAGATGTTGATCGAAGATCTGCATATGAAATGCTATTAAAAGGAGAAAAAATTAACACTGTTGCTGCAAGATTTAGCGTAAAACGTCAGGTAATTTCCGAGTTAAAAAGAGGATTGATCAAGGGATATGCAGAGATAAAAAGTGACAGAATTGGTATACGTGGACAAGAAAATAAAAAATCTATTATTAGCGAAGCTCAGGCTAGGCAAATAAAAACAAGATTAAAGAATGGCGAAAAATGCAGAAGTCTTGCAAGGGAATATGGCATAGCGCCTTCTACGATTTCCGCCATCAAAAGAGGTGTCAATTGGGGTTGGCTCGATATTGGGAGTGGGCCCGCCTAGCTACCCTGTAGGCGAGCCCGACTCGCCCTTATGGAGCACCAGATCGATGGCGTCGAACTGGTTAGCAAAAAAGTTACAAGACAGCGATTCAGGGCATCAATCTTTGACGCATGGCATGACTGCTGTGCATATTGTGGTCGTCACGCCACCACAATTGATCACGTAAAGCCAAAAGCGAGAGGCGGGCTCACGGTTCCTGAGAACTGCGTGCCCGCCTGTCTTTCTTGTAACGCTTCAAAAGGTCACACTTCGTTGTGGACGTGGTGGACGATGCAACATCACTGGAACTGGCATCGCGCGCAACAGGTTTACGAATGGATCACTGGGGCCTGTTACCCTTCAAGTGTTCAATATAAATTTGCACCTGCCATAGATCATTGGCATACCGGCAGATAGCACCACCGGGGCTGCAGGCGGCATAACGCACCTCGCCAATGCCCGGCTCTTCGCCGATCTCAATGAAATAACCGTCGCCGCAGTCAATTGCCCCTGTAGGCACTGCAGTCTCTTGCGAATCGGCCACCGGATGCTCTCCCTTCTGGAAAACCTAAATTACATCTTGCCGCAACTGCCTTCCAGTGGATGCATTGCTGGCAATATGGATGACTGTCGTCGATCGCGCGAGCATCGGCATAAAGTTGCTCCGCTTCTGGTACCGCTAGTTCCAGGTTGATGGCTCCAAGCGGCAGATCGAGCTTGCCTTTCTTGGTTTTAATGCGCACCCGCCAGCCGGGTGGCGCCTCGTAAAGCACCATCCGACCGGCGTGGTAACGCAAACTTGCCATTTTTACACGGGTATTTCCCGGAGTTTACAGATCAAGTCATCAATTGTCCCATCATTCACGATATGACGACTGAAACCGTCAAAATCGTCAAGACTGCCTTCGCTGACGTGACCGTGTTCATGCGGCACACCAGGTCGCTCGATGCGCCACATTTCACCACCCAGCAGCTTGATCATTGCTGCTTCATTCGGGAAGCGCACGTCGTCCGCAACCACGGCCGAGTACTGCTGAGCGCGCCCTTTCCAGCAGCGCACCCAGATATCAGGATGAATACAGGCTCGCCCCCACTCTGTGCCCAAAGTTTGCAGCATATGCCGCACGCTCACGCCAGCGTCACCGACGACAACCTGCTTAGCCTGATAGACCAGATAATTTGCGCCACGTCTGTCATAGCCAAGTGATTCCAGCATCGGAATCAGCATCAGCTTGAGCGTTTCAGCAAACGGCACAATGACGTAACCCCGCTGCTCCAGCTCACTAGCAACAGTTGATTTGCCCGACTGCGGTGCCGGGCTGTAAAGACCAATAATTTTTTGCATTAAAGAGTACCAGTTGAAATGTGACCGGCGCGCACGATTTCGGCAGTGTCATTTTTGAACTGCTCCCACAGGCCGGTATACGTGCCACGCAAGCCAATCTCGGCATTGTCGCGGTCGTAAAGCTCATAAAGATAATCAAGGAAATCAGACTTGCCGGTCTCGATTTGCCATGGCTTCAGCTCTTCGCAAAGCATCTCGGCAGTCAAGGGACGGATAATCCCAGTAAACAATTCTTCCATTGAAAAACCAAGGTTTGAAATAGGTTTCGACACCCCAGGTCACAGGGTGAACGCCAAAGGACCCCACCCCTGCACTTGGCAGGTACATGTAGGTCTAACGCTGGGCGTCAGGTGCATGGTAAAGCCGCTCGAACTGCATCGAAGGCGGCTCTTCAAAGTCTTCATCTTCCTGGTGAAGATCAGCGACGCAAAGATCAGACTCATCGCGAACGATCCAGCTCACAAGCGAACTGTGCTCTTTAACCATGATCATGCCAATGCGAGGTGAGCGGCTGATCCAACGGATAAGGGCCGCTTCAAGGGGATTCAAGAAGGGATGGCTTCGCATAATTCGTTTTGAAGTAAAAGCACAGAGCAGTCACGGGCATATTCTGACCCGCCTTCTGGCAGGCCGAGACCGCAGCGACCGATCCAGTGCAAGCATGCCGCACATGGACCGCCATTATGCGCGGGCTTATATTTCTGTAACCGATTCTTCAGTTTCGCTTCGGCTTTGCCAGCAGCAGTTTCCTTGTAACAAGCTGGACACTGCAGCAAGCTGGTTGTCATACGGCTGCAGGTTATGCAGGGTCGAGCATTCTTAGAGACTGCCATCAGGAAAAGCGACGCGACGGTATGAGGGCAGGCGAATAATTCTGGGTTCGCCTCTTTTGTGCTGTGCAGCGCCTTGCGGCAGCTCAACTTCAACGGTGAATGTCTTGTAGCCGCATTTCAAGCATTTGCGATGTCTTGTAATAGATTCCGCAGTGTCTCTAGCAGTATGCGTAACGCGCATTTCGTAGTGATCGCAGCTAGGGCATCTCACCGAATGCTGCCTCCGCGATAGTCGGGAACTGTTCGGTGAAAATGTCGCGGCAGGCAATGGCGATCTCTTGGTGCTCTAGCTGGGTGCCGTGAGCAGAGCGCAGTTGGATGTAATGCAACCACGAACGCAAAGAGCCGCACATATAAAGCGTGGTCGGCGTGCATAGCGGCAGAATCCTGCGTGCGGTCTCCTTGGCGATGCCTTCCTCGAGCATCTGCTCATACAGGGTGAATGAACGCGCAATTACGTCGCTTGTGCGCTCTGCCCAGTAGTTCTGCATATACGGTTCCAGCTCATCGATGCTGTTCTGCCGATTTTTGTGGTCCTGCAATCGTTGGTGCGGTGCGTCGGCGATGTCGGTCTTGGCGTAGCGGGTGCTGAACTCTTGAAAGGCAAACGAAGAATGCCGCAAAATCTGCGCCGCAATGTCCCGCTCAGTCTCAATTTGAACGCACATTGTCGCCATCTGAAACGGACTCCAGTGGGAATGCTTGATCAGGTAACGCAGCAATCGAGGTGCTGTTTCATCGTTTTCCTGGTTGGCTGGATTGGACACTCGCGCCATCCGCACAATCAACTTTTCCGCATCCGGCGTGCAATGCACCAAGCTGACGCGACTCATTTCACCACCTCCACCTGAGCCATCGGCCAGCGTGCAGCGGCATATTGCCTTGCCTTCGTCGCTGATTCTGCTGGAATGCTGAATTTCATGGGCCTTGCTCCTGGTTGCTTTACGATTAAATTAAACATTTTTGTTCTGACACCTGCTGGCGCTCTGCTGATCCCTTCCCCGTGCTGTGTTTTGCCAGCGTCTTCCTCGACCCAGTGCATGATGAAAAATGGAATGGATTAAAAACAACATTTCGCCCGAGCAGGAGCTGCAGCATGAACTCGCTGCTCGTTCGATGACGGAGCGTGAGGCTAGCCTTTACCGCTCCTGCGTGATGTACCAAAACATGCTTCAGCAAGCAGTTTGGGAAATTATGCGCCTTGAGCTGGCACTTGAAGATCTGCAAGCGCAAGATCCCTCGCTTCTGCCTTGATCTCGTCAAAAACAGTTTGACCAAGCTCCTCAAGCAAAAGCTCGTCCAGTCTTTGCTGATAGATCGTCACGAAGCTGGTCGGCTGCTGGGGCGTCGTCGAACTTTCCATCGCTTGCTTTACCTGCGTAGCAAACGCAACGCAAATGCGACGTTTTTTCTTGACGCGATGAATCCAATCTTTATCGGCAGGAATGCCTGATGCTTGCGCTGTAATTTGCGCTTCATTAACCTTGTCGTCCATTGCTTGGACGGCGATCACAAGTTCAGCGTGCAGCTTGCGGGCATCAGTAGCCGTCAGCTCGTGAATTTGATGCAGCGAAACTTGACGCTCTAGAGATTTGCTGTTGAAGGTAAATTCCATAATTTCGCGAAGTAAGGGGCGACCGGAGCCGCCCCAGGTTGATCAGAAGGGCAGTTCGTCTTCGAAGGTTGAGACCACGCCGTTAAACGCAGTTGCAACCTGCTGAGCAGCTTGTTGCACCACTGGTGGCGGAGCTGCCACTACGGGTGCGGGTGCGGGTGCGGGTGCGGGCGCGGGCGCCGGAGCGACTTGCTGTACACGTGAATCAGGCTTGAAGCTCAAGCTCAGATACGGCTTTCCAGCATTCGACTGCTTCTTCCAGCCTGAGATCCGCACCGGGATTTCCTGCCGTTCACCAATCGGCTGCCCGTTCATCAAGTACTGAGCAAGCGCATACGCCTGATCAGCCGGGATATTCATGATCCCGTCATACTGCGGATAATTCTTGGATGCATCGTAACGATCACCAAGACGCTGTTGAAGTTGCTCTGCGGTCTGTTGAAACAGCGCGCCACTAGCGGTAAAAGTCAAGAGACTGTCTCCTGGATTTTGGGCTTCCGACCACGCTTTGGACGCAATGCATCCTCAGGGGTTTTGGCAATGCACATCACGTAACAGCCGTCGCCATCCGTGTTCTTGCGCATTGAATATCGCAGCTCACCGTCTTTCGACATCTGGCTGACGACCTGGGCGACCGTGGTCGGCTTGAACCCATCGCCCGTTTCCGAATTATAGAACGAAACGGAGATCGCGTCACCTGCCTGCATGGCGAGAATTTCGTCCCGCAGCGGAGTGGTCTTACTGCGACGCGCAATGCGACTACGCGCCTCTTCGATCGATACCTTTTCGAACTCCGACATAACGCAAAATAAAACGAACTCGATAAACAGACTACACTCTGGCTTCGATTGCAGCAACCAATTGCGTTGCCTCCTCGGCTGTCAGTTCGCCCTGTGCGGTGAGCTGATCAACCCTGGCACGCATCGCTGGCATTTGATCTGGCGTGGCTTGATGGATTGCATTCCACGCCGTCACGTAATACCCAGTTGGCTGCAGCGTTTGCACAAGCTTGCGGCGTTTCGGTGGCTGCCACTCACACACCACCTGCTCACGAATATCGGGACTGCCGAATACGCGAATACATGGCTCGTTCCTGCGCTTGGGGAACGGCATGATGTCCGTCGTCGCATACAACGTCAAACGCTTGCCAATCCATGCTTGAACATCGCTGCCAAACATCGCACGGACAGCAACGGCATTCACCTTGGGAAGAACTAGCTGCAATGCGGTTTCTTCGAATCCCATCACAACCTTGTCCTCAAGGCCGCGCTCGCCTTCGATCTGCTCCTTGGCGACAGATTTAATCGTGTAATTTGCTTTTCCGTTTGGGATCAGGCCAGCTTTCAAAAAGCGGCCTGGATACAGCTCATCAAAATTCACTCGAGCCCCTCCAGTTCAAGGTCATCAGCATCGGTCGCATTCGCAGGATCATCCGCATGCGCCCAGCGCGGTACATCTATCTCAACAGTGCCCCATGACGGCCACTGATCAGCTTCCATGCAGCGTTTGACTGCAACGATCGCTTCCTCGCGGCGGCGATGGCCCTCCTCAATCAGATCGGGGCTGAGTACGTTGACGCTGATGTTATGCGGCCACTGCCACTCATACGCAACAAGGATGTGAGTGTGCGGGGGCTCGCCGTAACGATCGGCCCAGCCTGCGCTGTAATGCGCCATCTGCAGGTCATACGCCAGCGAATACGACTGCGCTGCAAACATCCGAGGACTTGCGGACCGTGCCTTTTTGAGGTCCACAAGGATGCCGCGATCAGGATGCTCTACATCAGGCTTGTACCGGCAGTCGACCTCCATCAGGCTGTCATGCCAGAAGTGAGGCTCCTGCCCTTGGCCATCCCTGAGCAGTGAAGCTGCATCTGGATCACGCATCAGCGCCTCCACAACGCGCAGTGCATTGTCCTCCCAGTCGCGGGTGATCACCTCACGACCGGCGGCTTCGGCCTGGAACTCAGACCAGATCGCTTTTCCCTCCTTGGTGCGGCGATCACACTGAGGTGCAATCAGATATCTTGCCGAGTACTCGGCCGGCTCAGTAATCAGGCAATCGACCAAGCTGCCTTGACGCATTGCATCTGTGGGCAGGAATGGCTTGCGATCTGGATCAACGTGTTTTGCCCAGTAGTCACGCGGTGTGCCACTGATAATTGTCTTGAGCTTCGACGCTGACAGCGCTGGATGTGAGTGGTAATCAGACACGATGAGATAAGTCGCGAGCGAGTTTTAGGTTTTCAAGTGAGTGGCGAAGCGCAAGAAATGACTCCGCCATGCCGTCTTGCCAATAAATCTTGCCGAGCACCTGATCGAGTTGGTCTCGGATGGGGACCAATGCGTCCCGAAATTCCTCTGGAGTCATAAGTGGATAAAGGTACCTATAAAGGCTACCATAGCCCTAGACGAATTGTCCAGCCCCATGCCTGAGGTCTTTGATCGAGAGCTGATCTTCTTCATGCACCGTGGTGGCATGAAAGCTGCCGCCATCGCGCGCGCACTCAAAATCCCGTACAGCCGGGTCTTGCGGACCCTTCGGCCCCCAATGTCGAATGACACCCGCAATGATGAAACAATTCGTGATCAAGTAACTGGCAAGGATCACGAGCCGGATCAAGGCAACCCGATCTGACTCGCGATCACATGCGCTGGCCCGTTCACCCAGCGCTTTTGCGAGCAGTCTCCACACGGCGAATACCTGTGATCAAGTAAGCGTAGTCTCGCGTTTCCGTAACCCAGGTTTCTGCGTCGCATACGTCGCACTTGCCGATTCGACTGCTGCTGCACCCAACGCTGTAAACGCCATACGTGGTGCCGCATGATTTGCAGCACTGGTAGGCGTTGCGCAGACGCTTCAGCAGATCGTCAGACTGTTTGGGCCAGGCTTCATCAGCGATCCGCCAGAGGTGGTCGACAAATGCTTGAAGCTCTTCTCGATTTTTGAAGTCTTGCTGGTAATAAGAGTCATCGTCATTGGACAGGAACACCCTGCCGTTCTTGACCCAGGCTGTATGAGTGCAATTGCCACCTTTGGGGTCATGTTTGTTTGACGACGCTTGAGGATGGGTCATTTGTCCAACTCCTTGACGAGCTTCTTAAGTGCCTTGAACTCACCCCATGTCAGTTTGAAGAATTGATCGCCTAGGTGAGCGTCAAAACCTTCACCGTTATGCCATAAAGACACTTCAATGAAGTCGTGATCTTTCGCTAAGTGATCAAACTTTTTTAAATGCGCAAAGGCTGCGTTGAGTTTGTAAAACGTGATGTCGGTCATAAGTGTGCTTGGCTGCTAAGCTTTAAATTCGGTGGTGACGACAAAAGCATCTTCCTCGTCAATGGCTTCAAGCTCATCAGCGATTGCGAGGAGTTGGGTGCGGATAGCCTGAGATTGACGCCACTGCACATTAGAGATGAAATTGCCCATGTGCGGTGAGCTGGCTGGCTCTTGTTGATCTGGCACCACCTGATCAGCAGCAGCGCGAAAGGCGGCGGCGACATCGGATTTGATCTGGTCAATCGACTTCGGACAGGCGTAGTAAGGTACGTCGTAGCGATTAAGTGTTACGGCGTTCAGTACTGCTTGCGCGGCGGGGGAGACATCAGAAGCGGGTGCCATGGTAGTCACAAGACGAACAATGAACGCGATATTGAGGGGGATAACTAGCAAGCACCGTAGAAGGGTTGGAATCTATCAATTCACAACCACAGGCTGGACAAGCAATTCCGTTTCTACGGGGACGTGTGAAGTCATAAAGAGTACCGTGTTTTTTGTTGTGCTCTTCAAGTGAGATTAGGTCAGTCATTGACGGTAATTGATCAAGTGATGGATTGCGATCCAGAGTATGGGATTAGCCAAAAAACCAATCATGAATGCTTGCACCATTCGGTTGTCAATCATTGGGGCTCTCCAGTCGATAGAAAGCAGTGAGTTGGCCGTGCTCGTCAACAAAGCCCGCCTCCTGCAGGAACTGCCTGGCGGCAGCACGATCGCCGGCCATAGCGCGGTCAAGCAAGGTGGGAGCGGTGAGTTCAGTGGCGAATTCTTCAATGGTGTTAACCGTTACCCCGTGCCAATACTCGTCGCCATCGCTGTAGTTGGCCCAGGTGGCGGCCAAGTGCAGCAGCACGTTGGCAATGCCCTCGCGAACGCTTTCGCCGTACTCAAACTCTTCGACCAGGCGCTGAGCGCGGGAGGTGAGATGGTCAGTCATTGAGTTGCTCCGCCTTGATGCCGTGCTTGAGAACCCACTCTATTATCTCACCTATCTCGTCAGCAGTAACCAGCCGCTCTACTTCAACTCGAACGATTTGATCGGTTTCAACAAACAAGCGAACTCCTGTAACGGCTTTGAGCGGAATGCCCAAAGCATCAAGCAGCCCTCGTATTTCTTGGCTGTGGCCTGTCACGTAAGTCATTCGGGCAGGGCCTCCAGTGCGCGGCGGATGGTGTCACATACGAGGTTGCCACCGTGAGTCATTCGGAATACGGCTGCAATTCCATCCAACTGCTCAAGCGCCTGCTCCTTCAAGCTCAATGCTTTGGGCCGTCGTGCGGCGCGAAGCTGACCTGACTTAGGAGCTAAGAGATAATCGTCAAGCCACTCACAACACGCCTCCAGCTCTTGGTCTGCGCCCGTTTGATACGCGAGTCTGGCAACTTCACCAGCGATGAAACCAGTCGATTCTGCGGGGTGCAACCGCTTGGCTTCAGCGAGCCACTCGGCAAACAGCTCCGGCGGCGGGATAATGGGGTGCTCAGTTGTCATCAGTTTTCTCCAGGTTGGAAGCGATTTGTTCAGCCCATGCCAGCAGGTCGCGAACACGCACCATTTGGCTACCTTCTTCTGGCCCTTCAGCAACACGCCAATGGCAATCGGCAGTGTCTTTGATTGCGTTGTAGATGACAGCGCGGATGAGTTGAGCAGAGGTTGCGTGGAATTCTTGAAGTTTGGAATTAGTCATCGAGTTGTTTTAGTGCGTGGCAAATTGTTGAACCTAATGGTGTGTAGATCTAAAAATCACAGTAGTGAAAAGCCGCATCAAGCAACCAGCAATACTCCAGATAAGCGATCTGCCATTCAAGATCGCTATCGAACATGTAGTGCCATTCAAGCATCATCTTCAAGCTCCTTCAGCATTTGCTGAATATCAACATTCTTAAGGCTCTTGGCAATGCCGCTAAGCAGCAGATACGTAACAAGTCCAGGGAAAAATAATCCCAAAACTCCAAACGCAAGCAATGAGAAGCGACCTTTGAATCCCAAAGTCTCAGCGCATGTTTTGCAAAAATCGCTCGCCTTGCTCATGCCGCCACCTCCCGAACACCAAACATCAGCTCAGTCACCTTCGACTCACGCATCTTTCGCAACCACCTGCGCTGCTCACCATCCCACCGGAACCCAGCATCCTTTGCCTTTTGACGGTCTTCATAGCTCACCATCGCCATATACAGCCTTTTCGGCTCCAACGCTTGCGTCAGCAGCAATTCCAAATCAGGCTCGCGCTCCATTACCTGCGCCAGATAAATGCAATCAGTCAGCGCGCGGTGTGCTGCCCACACTGGTACGCCATACGCAAGCGCAAGATGCGTAACAGCAGGGCGGCTCCGTGTGACACGAGGCCACTCCACATCATCCATCGTGCAAATCCACTGCTGACCAAGCGCAGGCAATGAACCGTAACCGAACCATTGCCGGTCGAAGTCAGTGTTGTGAGCCACGATGTAGTCAGCCTGTTTTGCCATTGCATAGAAATACTCCATGCCAGCGCGAGCAGCTTGCGGGCGTTTTGTTAGCTCCGCCCTGATTCCGTTAATGTGCGCAACCGGATTCTCATCCGTTGGCAACAAAAACGAGCACTGCCCCAAAACAGCACGCTCATCAACGCTAAATAAAATTCCGCCCACTTCAATGCAGCGCGCATCAGCAGGCGTCAGACCAGTCGTCTCTGTGTCAACAATTAGTAAATTCATCGGCGTAAACGATTAGAAAAATCGAACGTGTAGCCCTTGCTTTCGGGTTCGCGATAAGTTTTGCCTTTGCAAATATCGCAGATGCAAGTTTCGCTTACATCAAATGACCTTGCGAGTGAAAGCAGCGTTTCACCCATGCTTCGTCTGCGTTTAATCTCCTCGATCTGCGCATCAGACATCCATCCCTTCTTGCGGCCACGCTTAATTGGATCCTGCTCCAATGGTGGGCGGCGGCGAATTCGCCTAATCACACTGGTAAGCGCAGGATGTACATTTACGATTCGCGAAATCGAATCGTAGTCGTAACCTTGGCTGCGAAGATCCCAGATACGATCTTCCTTGACAATTGAAATACGTTGCTTCATGGATTAAGCAGCACTGCCTGCCTATAAAAACGTGCAAGGTTCGAATTCATCAGCTTGTGCCTAGCTTCAACGGCGGTCACCGCTCTGATTACCTCGTAAAGATTCAGCGTCGGAAAAGCAAACACAAAGCGTCGCTCAGTCATTGAGTTGCTCCAGTGCTCGACGGATGGTGTCGGCAGCTCCTTCCTTGAGGTAGCCCCTGTCGAAACTGATGTGCAGCTCGTCAAGCGCCTGCTCCTTCAAGCTCGGTGGCTTGGGCCGCCTGGTGGCGCGAAGTTCGTCGTGTGCCCAATAGGTCTGCTTGCTTTTGACCCACTCACAGCACGCCTCCAGCTCAATGTCGGCGCCCCATTGGGCGGCGCGGGTGGCTACATCAGTTACCCACTGGTCAACAGGCATCGCCTTGGCGCCAAGAAACCACTGCTGCACCAGCTCGGGCGGTGGGGTGATGGGGTGCTCAGTCATGCCGCACCACCTGCTGCGTGCCGGAGTGGGTGGGGCTGTGGTGTGCGCCAGCCTCAATGCCAAGCATTGCAAACGCCCACGCTGCGATCAATGCAGCGCAGATGTCCCCAAGTCGATGTGGTGTCATCATCAATCCTCCGCAAGCCGAACCAGTGTGTGCCCTGCCAGCATGCCGCGCACCTTAATCAATGCATGCGAATAATCACGCGCCTCAAAGCGCACTGTCTTGACTAGCTGCGTCGACCTGCTTCGAACAGTCGCAACAAAAGGCCGCTCCTCCCTCAAGCCACGCAATGCCTCTGCGCGGCCAGGCGACTCCGGCACCCCAGCACGTTCCAAAATCTCAGTCCAATCCATAAGCGGTAACCCTTAGGGCTCGCCCACCCTACCCCAAATCCGGCTTAAGCGCAATGTCTCGCATAATCCAGGTCGGCAATAGGTGGTGTCCGCTACCAGGCCAGCCATGCATCATCCTTCCGTTCGCGACGCCCGCAGCAAGCTCAACGACTGGATCGCCCACCACCTTCCCATCCTTTGCAGCGACGTTACCAGCGCCGAAGAAGCTGACATGGTGATCAGCCTTGGTCGCCTAGCTCTCTGGACTCGCATTCAACTCAGCGCCATCGAAGAGCAACGAACCCAAGACGCCGAATCGCAGATGTAAAGGTTTTGTCGCATTAGATGGCCCAGATGTGCTGCAGCAGCAGGGATCTGGGCTCTATCCTTCAGACCCTAACACCCGCTGGGCATCCTCCACACTTCGCACGACAGCGGCCACACCACCCGCCTCCAGCACCACACGCCGCCAGTTCTCTTGCTCTGGCCTCACCCTTCCCGTGGCCGTCTTCACCTCCAAACTCACGAACTGCGCCACCTTTTGTCCCACCATCTCTGGTGTCACCGTCACTGTCCGCCAGCCCAGCAGATCAGCAGCGCCAGACCCGCCCACACCAAACTCAACCCACCTGCCAGTTCTTGGATCAGGAAGCTTGCCGACATTGTTCCTAAACAACCTCAGATGGCGCACCTTGCCCAGCGCCAATCTGATCGTCTGCTGTATCGCGGTTTCGCTCATGGTCGCTATCCTATTGATCTAGACCCTTTTTGAGGAGTCTGGGCGGTACCGTTGCGCCCGGCAGCGGCAAGGTTGACACCGCGTGAGGACCAACCACCGGGCAACCCTCTTACAGTGACCACGTTCCCGCTCTGCTTTCGCATCGGGCAGTAGCCGGCCCCAGGATCACTGGGGCTTGGACTGTCTATCTCGCTACCGTAAGGCAAGTCGCGGGCGGTGCATGCAGGCACACCTGGTTGAAATCAACGCCAAAGTCATCATCCGCAGCGACATCCCAGCCGATGAGCTGCCCGCAAATATTTATTCGCAGCTTTCAGAATTTATTCACAACGACGACGACATCATTGATTTAGACGTAGGTGTATTCGTCCTTCCGCGCTGGGACGATGCGCCTGCCCCGCAGTAAACGCGATCAAATTCACCTCGCGTGGAATTATGAATGCGCTTACTGCGCTGAACCCCTAGGCCGTTCCGGCACCCTTGATCACGTCATCCCAAAAGCCCTTGGTGGCTCAGCAGAACTTCACAACACAATTTCCTGCTGTCTCGCTTGCAATAGCTCCAAGGGTCATCGCGATTGGATCACTTGGTATCGCACTCAGCACTTCTGGTCTGATACCCGTGAATGGGCAATCGTTCTGTGGCTAGGGCAGAAGCAACCACGCCATCCACAACAACGCTGAACACACGCCCACATACGCAGCGCACAGCTCAAGAATTAGCTTCAAGCTCATGGATCAACACCTTGAGTTCACCCACATATTCACGCAACTTCGCAGCTAGGTGCATGTGCCTAGCATCACCTGTTTCGAAATACGCACAATTATGACGGTCGACAGCCTGTAGCGCTTCCTTGATCAATGCATTCCATGGCGCTCTTACCGGAGTATTCCACTCGCGGCGGCTCGCTTCGCTTCCCGTGCAGCCATCACGCGACGCGCCCATCCTGGTTTATATCCCCTATCGCGGGCGATCGTTTCCAATTCTGACAAAGTTCGAGCCTGCGCCTGCTCTTTTTGCTTACTCTTAACCTCCGCTCTCTCCATCGCGGCCGCCTCTCGCATCGTAAATTCCACTAGCTCGCCATCAACCTGCTGCGGACCATTCCGCTGAATCGTCGTGTAAATATGTCCGCACATCGGACACACTGGCGCTGGCTCATGCACGCCAAAACACATCGGGCACTGCTTCACCGCAGGCGCATCTGATTTCTTCTTTTTCTTCCTTCCTTCCAAGCTCCACTCGCGCTGGATATCAGGCATCCCGTGCTCAAATACGCATCCCGCATGATCGAGCACCGTGCAATGCTGCTTCCCATCAGCAAGCCTGAGACCGCGACCAATTGCCTGCAAATAAAACGTCAAGCTCTTCGTTGGACGCAGCAAAATAATGCACTCGATCCCAGGTACATCCACGCCCGCTACCCATAGTTGGGCGTTGCACACCACGTCAAGCTGCCCCGTTCGCAACCCTTCCAGCGCAAACTTACGCTCCTCATTAGTCGACCTACCAGACACCGCAACCGCTCGATAGCCCGCTCGCCTAAAAGAATCGGCAACATGCTCGGCATGTTTGATGCTCACACAAAATGCCACCGCTGGCTTGCCGCTGCACATCTTGCGGTAATGCTGCACTGCATTGCCTGTAATCACATTGCGATCCACCAACTCTTCCAGTTCCTCTAGCGCATAATCTCCGCCCCTGGTTCTGATCTCGCTTAGGTCAGGCTTACTTGGCGCGAAATACTTGATCGGTGACAGCATGCCATCGCCAATCAAGTCACCAGTACTACAAGTGGGGATGATGCAATCAAACATCTCCCCCAGCCCCTTGCCATCAAGTCTGCATGGCGTACCAGTCAGCCCCAAGATCGGCGGATTACCTGCAGCTTCAATCACCTTGCGATACGTGCTCGCAACCGCAAGGTGACACTCATCAACGATGATCAGCCCAGGCTTAACTGCAAACGACCTGCGCATCGCCGTCTGCACCGAAACCACTTGCACCTGCTCATACAGGTTCCGTGGCTTACCGGACATAATGAAGCCATGCGAGATATCAGCGCGCTTCAGTCTGCTTGACGTGTCCTCAAGAATTTCCCTCAGGTGCGCCAGAAACCAAACTCGATTACCTTTGGCCACGGCCGAGCGGATAATCTCAGCCGCAGTAAAAGTCTTGCCAGCACCAGTTGGCGCACAGAGAATCGGCGCTCGCCGGCCGGCCGCATAAGCGGCGCGGACATCGGCGATGGCTTTTTCCTGGTGGGGGCGAAGCATGGCAAAAATAAGGATAATTTTTTCTATAATAGCAGATCCCAGTCGGCGTCGGCATCCTTGCCGTGAGCGGAATGCCAAGACTGGTGCTCCTGCTTGGTCATCACGACCAAGGTAGCCTCACGCTCGTGAAAGTCATACCAAGCTTGTGCAACCTGCTCTGGGGTGAATCGTTTAGTGCCAATGTTATCTAAATCGCAAACATTAATCTCCCCGAGCGTCCTCACGCCAAGCTCATCCCAGAAAAACCTGAAAAGCAAAGATTGAAAGCTTTCCTTATCGTGATGAACATCAAGGTCGCCTGTCAGAAAACTGCGATGCTTTAACTCTTCATGCAGCGGGCGAATAATGTGTCTGGCAGCCAGCTTGATATCTCTTAGCTTTCGCCTCCTGTCAAGCGATCCGCTATCGGCGTAACCAAACAAACTTCGATCAAGCTTATAAGAAAAAACTTCACTGTCGCCATCCTCATAGTGAACCCAAAACTGATGCTGATCAGTTTTGTCTCGATATGGAGGGACATCAAGATTGAGTTCAACAAACACTGCCTCCGGTTCGCCGTGAGTCGCAAGATGCTCCTCCCACTCCTCGTGCCACCTGAGGTAGGCCATCGCGTAGTCAAGCTCGTCCCCCTCCAGCGGCATGCCTGGCTCGGCCTGCTTGCGGATCTGGTTCATGTGGGCTTCGTAGTCCCGATAAGCCTTCCACTGCCTTCCGGCTAGTGGTGGGCAGGGTTTTTGGCGTCTCGCCGCCATACGTTGAAATACAATGCCTCGGAAACGTAGCACAAAGCTGGCGGACCGGCTACCATGCCGTCTGAACCGACCCTCCCGCTTGAAGCCACTCAGCATCCGACTCCCCGAACGCCAAGTCGCCTGGCTCGATCGTCAAGCTGGCGACATCGATACACGCTCTGCCCTCATCCGCCGCCTTATCGATCAGGCCATGAAGGCTGCCATGCCTACCGTTAAGTAATGCAAAAACAATTTGATCGCGATGAAGCACGCGCCTTCATTCGCGCACTGCGCAAGCCCGCAGATGCCATCCGTCTGCGTGCTTTTTACCATTCCGAAAACCCCGCCAAACAAGGTGACTCCGGTCGTAAGGGCGGTCCTGATCCGACACTGATTCACCAATGGCAGCAAGAGGGTCGCGGCATTTACGTCGTCATTAATGATGGTGGTGATAAAGATGCAGACATCAAACAGTGTCGCGCAATCTTCTGCGAATGGGACAATCGCCCTGTTGAATGGCAGGTCACAGCCTGGAAAGAACTTGGCCTTCCTGAGCCCTCTCTACAGGTGGCGACGGGTGGCAAATCAATCCACAACTATTGGATCTTCAGCGACACCATTTCACCAGATCAGTGGCTGCCTCTCCAGGCCCGCTTGCTGGAATACACGCAAGCTGATCAAACAATACGGAATCTTTCGCGCGTTCTCAGGTTGCCTGGCACTTTTTATGCAAATGGCTCCGGTGCGTTAACTGATAAAGTAAGTATTATTCATAGCTCCGAAAAGTACTACACATACGATCAACTTAATTCCGCGATACCTACTGAAGAGCTGCAGCAGGAAATACAGCAAGCGCAATCATTTACGCAGTACGAAAAGCAAGATCTTACTGAAATTGAGAAAGCACTAAATCACATTCCCGCAGCTATTCCTAAGACTGAAAAATATCCTTTTTACCGTAATCTTCTTTGGGCGTTAATCAAAGCTTGTGAAGAGGCAGGTGGAGGTGTCGAGGATGCCAAGCGCCTTATGAAGCGCCACAGCCCGCTCTTCGCTGAAATCGATCAGGTTGCAGCATCGACCTTCAATCGCATCAACGCCGCCTCCTTCTGGTACTGGGCTCGTAAAGACGGTTACCGACAGCCAAAGCGAGTCGTCGAACCACCCCAAGCCCTAAAACAGATAGCCGCTGAACCAGAAGCGCCTATCACTGGCTCCTCGCTACCCTTCCTCCTCCTCGGCCATGATCGCGGCACTTACTTCTACCTCCCCCGCGAGTCCTGTCAGGTTCTATCCCTTACCGCCGCACAGCACAACAAAAGTCACTTCTTCCAGCTAGCAGATATTCAGTGGTGGATTGATGGCTTCGGTGATGACAAGGGCCGCGTTGATTGGGATTCGGCCGCTAATCACGTCATGCGCACCTGCATGGCACAAGGCATCTACGATCCTTCCCGCGTGCGTGGTCGCGGTGCATGGGCAGATGCAGATCGCGTCATTCTTCACCTCGGCAATCGACTCGTTATCGATGGCATCTCATCTGCCATCACCAAACTTCCAAGCTCTTTCCGTAGCTATTACTTCTACGAAAACGCCAAAGCCATTGACGGCCCAGGCTCTGAGTCCCTCTCAGACGACCTAGCTCGTTCAATCGCCAACATTGCCGAACGCTTCCGCTGGGAAACACCCGCATCTTCTCAGCTCCTCCTCGGCTGGATCGTTCTCGCACCGGTCTGTGGCGCCCTGACCTGGAGACCTCATATATGGATCACTGGCGGGGCCGGCACCGGAAAAACCACCATCCTCAAAACCTTCATGAAGCCACTCCTCGGTGGCATGTTCGAAGGCGCTACCGGTGGCACCACTGAAGCCGGCCTGCGCGGTCAACTTCGCTCAGACGCTATCCCCATCGTTTTCGACGAGCTTGAGCAGAACGAACAGAAGGACAAGCAGATCGTCCAGAACATCCTTGCTCTCGCTCGCATCGCCTCATCTGAAGGCGGAAAGATCTATAAGGGCACCGCGACCGGCGGATCCAACACTTTCGAGATCCGCTCCATGTTCTGCGTCTCTTCCATCAACGTCGCTCTGGTACAACGCGCTGATCTTGATCGCTTCTGTGTTCTCAGCCTGAGACGCGATGAGACCAAGCGAGACGACTGGGCTGAATTCGAGCAGCAAATCTTGGATGCCTGCACTGAAGAGAACGGCAGGCTCCTCGTCGCTCGGACCCTCAAGCACATCCCCACCATTCGCAAAAACGCTCGGACCCTCGCCACTGCTCTATCACGCCGTTTTGGTCAGCGCTTTGGCGATCAGTACGGCACGCTCCTCGCTGGTGCCTGGAGTCTGGAGGTAGATGGCGGCGGCGAGCTTTCGCTTGAGCAGGCTCTTCAGTGGATCGATCAAATGGACTGGCAGTCACGCGAAATTGACGCAGAAGACGCCGATGAGAACAAGTGCCTGAACTACGTCCTGCAGCACCTAATTCAGGTGGAGGGGGGCAAGCGCATGAGCGTCATGGAGCTGATCCAGCTTGCTCGACGGGGAGTGGTCTATGCGCTGCCAGGAAGGGACCAGGCATCGGACGAAATCGAAACTGTTCTTGGTCGCTATGGGCTGCGAGTGATGCATCGAGAGCTCGCCATCGCGAATAGCAGCACGAATTTGCAGGGCATTTTGAAGGACACACCCTGGGCCGGTAACGCATATCGACAATCGCTTCGGAGGGTGCCTGGAGCGTCCGCAGCGAGCTCAGCAATTCGTTTTAAGGGCATGGGGACGTCACGGGCCACGCTTGTGCCGCTTGAGCAATTGGAACCTACCGAGTCTCACAAGAGTCCCGCTTGAGACAGTTGAGACTGGCAAAGCGTTACAAAGTAACGGTCACCGCAACAGCGAGATCCCTTGCGCCGCAAGGGATGTCACGGAATCACGGCTTGTAACGCTTTCCCAGAGAACACCCCTATAGATACCCCTATATATATTTATACACAATTATATATACGCTTTTATACACCCCTCTTACTACTACTATCTACTTATAGATAGATAGTTGTTACAACGTTACAAGCCTTGCCCTGACTGGGATCTCGGCGTAACGGTCACCGTTGCAGACCGTTGCACCGTTACAAGCCCTTTCGAGGCGCTGGAAATGGGCTCCTGCCCCACAACCGGAAAAGCCGCGCGCGCAGTCCGTGGCCGGAATTCCCGCCTACGCTCAAGCCATGGCCCGCTCCATCGAATTCGACGCCGAAAAGCTGATCGGGAGCATCGACGCCTTGCGCGGTGCTCAGCTTCCATTCGCTGGTAACCGCGCCCTGCAGCAGCTCGGTTTTCAGCTCAGGCAGGACCTGCAGCGTGAGATGCGCGACAAGTTCGAGAACCCGGTGCCGTTCACGATTTCCAGCCCGCGTTATCGGGTGGATGGGCTCGAGCTGACGGTGTCGATTTCGAAGGACGGTGCGAAAGGCCAGGATCCGGCGCGGTATTTATTTCCGGTGACTGCTGAGGGGGGCGGGGCTGGTGGCGGGAAGCCTGCGTACATCACACGCTTCACCAGGGCCGTGCGGGCGCTTGGTGTGGTGGATGCGAGTTACTACGCGATTCCGTTCCTGAAGGGTCGTGGCGTGCGGGTGAACGCCTACGGGAACATGTCGCCTGGCCAGTATCAGCAGGTGCTGCAAGGTCTGAAGACGGGCATGGGCGCGGGCAGGCAGGGGTCGCAATGGCGGTACTTCTCGGTGCCGGATGGTCGAGGTGGCGGTCGCAACACGGGTCGGTTGAAGCCGGGCATCTACCGAGCGAAGTCGAACGACGTGCAGCTCCTGTTCACGTATGCGCGTAGGCAACCGACAGTGCCGGTGCTGTTTGACTTCGAGGGTGTGGTGGCTCGTCGTTCGCAGGAGCTGCTGCCGTCGCTGCTGTCGCGGGCGCTTGACAACGCGCTGAAATAGGTGCCATAATTTGTGGCGTTATCGCTTACCGGTTATGTCGGTTGATTCGTTGAGGAAGCAGGTGCGGCAGGCAGACGCGGCTTACAGGGCCGGCCAGGCGCTGATGACCGATGCCGAGTTCGATGCGCTGTGTGCAGAGCTGCGCGTGGTGGCACCGATGGCGCCAGAGCTGCAGCAGCCAGGCGGTGGTACGGCGCTGCTGTCGCTCGATAACGGCCTGCTCGAGGATTGGTGGCCTGGTGTGCCGGTGTTGGTGCAGCCGAAGATCGACGGCGCTGCAGTGGCGCTGCGTTACGAGCGTGGTGTGCTTGCTGCGGCGTGGACACGGAGCGGTCGCGATTGCATGGCGGTGGTGCAGGGGCTTGTGCCTGTGCGGCTGCCTGTGAGTGATGTGTTGGAGGTGCGCGGTGAGCTATGGGGGCACGATGGCCGTCAGAGCACGCCAGCGACGGCCCTGAGGCGCATGAAGGGTGGTTCAGGTGGTTTGGGCTTCATCGCATATGGAGGCGCCTTCCAGGAGCGCACAGAGATCGATGCGATGGCGTTGATCGGCGACCTGGGTTTCGACGTGGTGGATTCGCTGCTCACCACCCGCATCGATGAGGTGCAGGGGCTGCATGCGAAGTGGAAGGCAGGGAAGCTGTGGAATCGCCCGTGGGGGACTGATGGCGTGGTGGTGAAGGTGGTCTGCCGTGAGCTGCAGCGCGAAATGGGCGAGAGCGGCCGTGCGCCTCGATGGGCGCTGGCCGTTAAGTGATCGCTTTGTTTAACTCTTATTTTTTTAATCATGAAACGCACAGTAATTTTTTTTGCCGTAATTCTTCAGCAGTTGGTGCCTGCGCCAGCAGATGCACGGCCAGTGACTGCAACGGTTTACGACGGTTGGTATCACGGTCGTACTGAATATTGCGGCGGCACATATCAACATTGGGGAATCTCAGCAGCGCATCCATGGCTGCCGTGTAACACGCGGGTGACGGTGCGACACCGGGGGCGCGTGCTTGTGGTGCCGATACGGGATCGGTGCTCGTGTGGGTCGATTGACCTGTCCGCTGGGGCCGCAGCGGCACTTGGTGTGCCGCTGGACGGCATTGCGACAGTGCAGATCTCATATTGAGACTCACTGCGCCGGAAGGAATCTCATCTGTCTCAACTATGAAACTCATCACCCGTCACACCCGCGCTCCACGCGCTGGCGCCTTCATTCGCTGCCCTTATTGCCAAGAGGTATCGCTTGTGCATCACTTCTGTTGGAGCGCGCTCACTTGCGCGCATTGTTCGGAGTCGGTCTCGAAGCCGAGTTGGGGTTACTGCAATCGCAGCGAGGTCGATCCGCTCACGATCCTTCAGCTTGGCTCACCCGTCACTCTCCGCGATGGCGATGAGTGGGCATCGTGGTTGCCTGATGGCGATCGCGTGATCTCGATGTACGGCACTGGCGGTCATGTATCACACAGCCGCAATCGAATGGAAGGCCGCATCCAGATCTCGCGTGAGGTTGCGTTACGGCAGGTTCAGACGCACTTGGAATACGGTTGGAAGCTTGATGCGCGTGGCAGGAAGGACGCCGAATGAGCACTGGATCGAAATCGCTTCGGCTTGCTGATGCGTTTGTGCGTGAGCCATATGCATGGCCTGGTGGCTACCCGCTGTATGGACTGATGGATGACGGCGGAGCCGTGTGTCGCGTGTGCGCTGCTGAGGAGCGCGAGTCGATTGCGCTCACCAACGGTCGCGATGGATGGTGCATGGTCGACACCGTGATCAACTGGGAGGATCACGAGCTTCGGTGCGATTGCTGCGGGAAGTTGATTGAAGCGGCTTATGAGCGGGAGGATTGAAAAAGGGGCGCTTGTGCGCCCCTGTGTCGTTTAGCCGAAGTTGGCGAATTCGCCGTGATATTTAACCGCCGCTTCCCTGTATGCCATGTGAGCCTCAAATGGATCGGTAAAAGCGCCAAGCTTCATCACTTTTTTATTTACCGTAATTTGCGCTCGCCATTTCTTTTGCTTTTTACACCAATAAACCCCTTTTAGGCCGGATTTGCTGCTTTTGTTGTGAGCTGAATTTGCTCTGTTTTGTCCGCGAGTTGAAAGCCTTAGATTTTCAATTCGATTGTCGGCTTTGTCGCCGTTTATGTGATCAACCTCGAAATGGCCTGGGTCTTCACCTTTCTCTAGAAGCCACGCAAGTCGATGCGCCATGTAATTAAGCGGCGCGAGTCTTACCAAAATGTATCCGCTTTTGCTTTTGGTTTTTATCGCTTCGCCCTGTTTTCTCCTTGTCGAATTGTCCCCGAGCCATATGAAGTCACCAGTGGTTGGGTCGTATTTTACGAATTGCCGCAAATAATCGGCGCTTGGCAGCTTGCGTGGCATGATTGGTTTTGCAGAAAGCAGATGAGCCTGGCTTGCCGCCCAGGCTTTTTATTGTATCAGATTTTTTTCGGTTGACCGGCGCAAAAAAAGCCCAGGAACTCAGACGGGGCGGGTTCTTGAGGACTTGCGAGGGGTCGGTTTTCTTAAGGAACTCTGAAGCGTCGGTTTTCTTAAGGGTTTTTGCGCATACTTGCATACACACGCATACCCGCCTACGCCCCGCCGCCGCGCCGCCGGCCGCCGCGCCGCCGAGCGCCGCCGCGCGCGCACACGCCCCCTATTGTTTATACATAAGGCCGCACGGTTTGCATCAGCGTGCAATCGTCAATGCAGCGGCCGATGTCACAAACTCGCAGTGAGTTAGTGACAGCGACGATGCGATTGCGCCTGTGGGTGATGCAAACGCGCGGGGTGTTTAAAACGCAAACGCGCGGGGTGTTTGCGTCTGTAACTTGCGCCGGCACGGTGAAGCTCACTACCCCGTGGGGTTGGTGAAGCTCACTACCCCGTGGGGTTGGTGAAGCTCACTACCCCGTGGGCTTGGTGAAGCTCACTACCCCGTGGGGTTGGTGAAGCTCACTACCCCGTGGGGTTGGTGAAGCTCACTACCCCGTGGGGTTGGTGAAGCTCACCGGCGCACGCGTCGAACTGGCGACCCGTCGACGCCGACGCACGCGAACGCGGCCGGCATGCGGTAACGGTCGCGCCGGCCGTTGTGCTGATGGCAACGCGTCCGCGCGGCAATCCGGCACACTTGCCCCATGCACGGCTTGCCATGCGGCGCGCGTGCACCTATATATGGGTGCGTTACCGCTTACCGCTTGCCATGGCTGAAACCCTTACGCGCGTTGCCGACGCAATCGCCACACTGCGCGCCGCCGGTCACACCGTTACGCGCACAACTAAGTGCGACGCCGCGCGCCGCTATGGCTGCCAAACGCTTCTGTATGTGATCGACGGTCGCGCCGTTAACGTCGGCGGCTTGCGCCAACTAGCGCTAGAAGCCAAGACGGCCGATGCCGTCGACGCCATTTCGGCGCGTACCGCGCCGCATCCGCTCACTGTTCGCGCGATTGCGCGCAAGGCCGCCGACGCGCACCGCGCCGCATGCCTTGCCGCGTATCGCGTCGATCCGCGTCTAAGCGCCGCCGATGCGCACAACGCCTTTTCACGGCAACGCCGCGCCGTCGCTCCCGTCTTTTGCCGATGCATTCTCTGTAGCTACTGCGCGACTGCGCGCGATTGAGGAGACCGCGACTGCGTCCGCGTCCGCGCGGATCGCCAGCATGCGCGCAACAATCGACGCCGAACTAGCGCGCGGATACTGACACGCGCGCGGTCCGGCCGAAACCGCACCCAATCCGGCCACTTTTACCGCTTACCGCTTGCCTGCCATGCATTCTCCTTTCCGATACGTTCCCGGTTGTACCGTCACCTATAGCGGCGCGACTGACACGCGCGGTTCGCAATGGGTCGCCGTGATCAAACGCGGCACAACGGCCGCTGATCGATTCCGCGTCGCCGTTCCGTACGCGGACGGTCCGGACGCGGCCGCGCTTGCCGTGGTTGAACGTTTCAACCGCGCTATGGGCGCCGATTGGCGCCTTATCGGCGCTGCGCTCTCCCTAGACGGCGGCAACGCTTACGCGTATCCCGTTGGGTCCGCTGAACTGGCTCCCATCGTTCCCCTTACCGCTTGAAACCATGCAGACCGTTACCCTTTCTCTTCCTGACGGCGCAACCATTGAAGCGCCAGCCCGTTGGCGCGGTCGCGCGCTTGCCGTGCACGCGCCGGTTAACCACGTGCGCGACGGCAAGCAAACGCGCGGTCTATGGGTTATCTCCGGTCGCGTGCACGGATTAATGGCCGGAACGTTTCGCGGACCGTTGCGCGACGCGATTGCGCTAGCGCGCCTATGGGATGGCGCATTTGCGGCCGCGTTGCCGGAATCGCGCGCGTCCGCGCCGTCTCTCTCACAATGGGAGCATGCGCGCCAATGGTCGCTTCAGGTAACCGGCGCCGAACCGGCGACCGGTCCCGGACCGTCCGCCGAAACGATCCGCACGCGCGAACGCGTTGCAGCGGTTGACGGTGACGGCGGTGAGCAGTTCCCGGCAACGCCAACGATGACGCCGGCGAGCCCCGGTCGCGTACGTTTCGCGCGCCGCTTAAACAACGGCCGCGAACGCTTGCGCGATCCCGAAACCGGCAAAGCGTTACGGATGGACGGCGACGTCGCGGCCTTTAAAGGTCAGGATCCGTTAACGCCGGTCTTTCGCTTGCTATGGCGCGGCGCGTGGGTCGACGTTCCCACAACGGCGGAACTGATGGAATGGTCGCTAGACGGCGTCGCCGAAACACCGGACGGTTCGCGTGTCGAACCGGACGCGCCAGAGTCTTGGCTGAGTTTGCTTGGCATTATCTGAAACCCTTACCGCTTATCTGAAACCATGCGCACAAACGCACCGCACCGCTTACCGGCCGACATTGCCGGCATGCTTGAAACGTTCGAACTGACCCTAGGTTCGCTTCTCACAACGACAAGCGCCAAGGCCGCCAAGACGGCCGCCGGCGGAACATATAACGCGATGCACTATGCGTTACCGCAACGCCAACTAGCGCGCGCGATCGATCCGCGAACGGTCGCGAGCATCGCGCCGCGCGGTTACCTACCGGAGCTTGCCGCGCTTGCGGAACGTACCGGGACCGCCGAACTGGCGCGCCGTCACAACGGATGCATGCATGCGACCGCCGGATGCATCGCAGGCTGCCTAGCAAGCGCCGGCCACGGCGGCCTTTCTACCGACGTCGCCGCGTGTCGCGGCCGGCGAACGCTTGCCATGGTCGCCGATCCCGTTACGTATACGCGCGCCATGGTTTACGCAATCGCGGCCGAACTGGCGCGCGCGGAACGTCTTGGCATGCCGTGCGCCGTGCGGACGTGCGGAACTGACGAAACGTTCTGGGCTGGTCGCGTCGCACCCATAACGCCGGCCGACGCCGTCGCAATCCGTCGGCGGTTCGGCGTCGACATTGAAACCGGCGACGCGTTAAACCTTGCTGAAACGTTCGCGCCGATGCGCGCGCGCGGCGCCGTGCGCTTCTACGAATACCTGAAGGCCGGCGTTGACGCGCCGACGTCGCCGCTTGCCTGGCTTGCCGCCGGATGGCAAGACGTCACCGCATCGTTTGCGGCCGATCGGTCGACCGCTTGCCGCGACGCAATCGCGGCCGTGCGTGCTGGCTTGCGCGTTGCATTCCCGGTTCGGCTTGCGCGCGATGCGGCGCCCCTGCGATCCGTCACGATCGAAACGTACGGCGACGCCGTTACATTGCCGGCCGTCGACGGCGACGCAACCGGCGACGCACGCTGGAATGATCCGGCCGGTTCGGCCGTCATCTTGCGAGAGAAGCGCGCACGCGGTGCGGATCGAACGATCGCGGAACGTTTCACGATCGCGGACGCGCCGACGGTTGAACTAGCGGACGGTCGATTGATCCTCACCAGGTAAGCGTTACCGCCAAACGAAACCACAACGGCGCCGCTAACAACGGCGCCTTTATTGTGCGCGCCAGTAGCTGACATCTATTGGCGCGCGTTTGCATGCGCGGCCGTGCGCTTTGCCGGTTGCGTTTCGTTTGTGTTCTTTATCGCGAGAATCTGCAAACTATAAAGAATACCCTGCAATCTTATCTGCGGCTGATATCTTGACACAAACTCGGGTCCCTCTGGCGCCCGGGACCCGCGAGGTAATTCGAATCGCTCCATACGGCTAGGTACAATTCGCCGAAGTATCTTCTATTCGTCAAACAATGCGTCCCCTACCCCGTCCGCTTTCGAAAAAGCCGGGCATTATATCACAAGATTTTGCTTTACGCTAGCTGGACATTGCGTGTAACATCTATTTATGCCATTGATTACGAGATCCGAGGCAGCCCGTGCGCTGGGCGTGACACCAGAGGCGGTGTATGCAGCAGTGAAAGCAGGCCGCTTGCCGGTAGTGCGAACAGCGGATGGCCGCGAGCTGGTGAACAGCGAAACCATGCGCGAGCACTGGGCGAAAAACACACAGAAGCGAATTGGTCGAGGACCAAAGCCGCCGTTGGGAGAGAAAGCATTTCCGGCAGCCAGATCGCGGATGGCGAGGACTGAGGAGTCAATTCCTGATTACGACGAGTCAAGAGCACGCACCGAGCACCTAAAAGCAGAGTTGCTCGAGTTAGATCGCAAGCAAAAAGAAGGATTACTGATCAAGGCAGACGAGGTGGAGTTGCAATGGGTTGAGATTGTGACGCTGGCTAGGACAAAGATTATGGGTATCCCAACCAAGGCAAAGCAAAGGATCCCTGATCTTGATACTGATGCGGTATCAATGCTGGAAGATATTGTTCGCGAGACACTGGAAGATTTGTCGGAGAGCGTGGCTGATGACTGAGGACAACCTGCTAAGGGTAAAAAAAGCAGCGTTTATGGCGTTTCGACCGCCAGAAAAGCTGACTTTGAGCGAGTGGGCGGATCGTTATGCGTTTTTAAGCGCAGAAAGCAGCGCAGAGGGCGGCAGATGGCATACTTTGCCGTATCAAAAAGGAATTATGGATGCAATAACGGATGCAAAGGTTGAACAGGTGACGGTGATGAAGAGCGCCCGCGTGGGGTACTCGAAGATTTTGAACCACACCATTGCATTCCATATTCACCAGGATCCGTGTCCGATCATGCTGGTGCAGCCAACAATTGAGGATGCGCAGGGATATTCAAAGGAAGAGATCGCGCCGATGTTGCGTGATACGCCTTGCTTGAAGGGTTTGGTGAGCGAGTCAAAGGCAAAAGATGGCGCGAATACGATTTTGCAAAAGCAGTTCCCAGGTGGAACGCTGAGCATGGTGGGCGCTAATAGCCCGCGCGGCTTCCGGCGTGTCAGCAGAAGGGTGGTGTTATTTGACGAGATCGATGGTTACCCAGCCTCTGCGGGTGCGGAAGGCGACCAGATCAAGCTTGGTATCCGAAGGACGGAGTACTACTGGAATCGCACAATTGTGTCCGGTAGCACGCCGACAGTGAAGGACTTCAGCCGTGTGGAGCGCATGTTCCTGCAAACGGATCAGCGTCGCTATTTCGTTCCGTGTCCTGATTGTGGTCATATGCAGTACCTGAAATGGCCAAACATTCGCTGGACTGATGGTGACCCGAGCACAGCGGGATATTGCTGCGAGTCATGTGGTGTAATAATTCCACATTCTAAAAAGCGTTGGATGGTGGAGCGGGGCGAGTGGCGCGCTACTGCACCGGGCAATGGGAAGCATGTGGGGTTTCATATCTGGGCGGCGTATAGCTACAGCCCTAATGCAACGTGGCCAAATCTGGTGGAAGAATTCTTGGATGCAAAAAATGACGCAGAACAGCTAAAAACGTTCGTCAATACGGTGCTTGGCGAGACGTGGGAAGACGAGTATGCGTCGAAGGTTGGCGCCGATTCTCTGCTCGAGCGCGCAGCAGAGGAGCAGTATCAGCAATATGTGCCACCTGCCGAGGTGCTGGCGTTGACGATTGGGTGCGATGTGCAGGATGACCGCCTGTCGCTCAGTGTGTGGGGATGGGGTCGCGAGGAAGAAGGCTGGCTGATCGATCGCGTGAAGCTATATGGGAGTCCATCTCGACCAGAGGTGTGGAAGCAATTGGACGAAATTTTGCAGAAGCCTTACCTGAATGAGGCCGATGAGGAGATGAAGGTACTGTGTTGCGCGATTGACTCCGGCGGTCATCACACGCAAGAGGTGTATCAGTACAGCAGGGAGCGTGCAGCAATGGGCGTGATTGCGATTAAGGGTATGTCGCAGAAGGGCAAGCCACCGCTTGGCAAGGCATCGAAGGTAGACGTGGACTACAAAGGTAAAGCGCTAAAGAAAGGGGCACAGTTGTTTCCGGTAGGCGTCGACACGGTGAAATCGCTGTTGTTTGGTCGGTTGAAGCACAATGAGCCCGGGGCGGGATATTTGCATTTCTTCCCAACGATTGGAACGGATTATTTCGAGGAATTGACAGCCGAGAAGCAGATCTTGCGGTTTAGGAACGGCTATCCCGAGCGTGTGTGGGTGAAGAAGAGTCAGGCTGCAAACGAAGCGTTGGATGAAATGAATTATGCGTATGCGGCATTGCATCGTTTGTACCAGAAGATGGACAGGAGGACGATATGGGATCAACTCGAAAGGCGCGGTGAGGAGAAGCCGAAGCGTGTGCGTGCGGCGGCGACACCGAAGCGGAGTTTTGTGAAGCAGTGGTGAGTTACGGCGCTAAAGTACCAAGAAGCCTGAAGTTAGAGGTCGAATGGCGATTCCCCCGTCCATAACAGCCGGCGTGGACGTGGTGTGGACTGACGCTGCGACCACGGATATTTTCGGCAACGCGGTAACGAGTGCAACGCATAATCTTACGTATTATTTCAGATTAAATACAGCAGGCGAGGGTGTTACCGCGACCGGTACTGCGTATTCAGATGGTTGGCGGATCACGATTCCTGCTGCAACCAGCGCCGGAATGGACGCCAGCACTGGGTGGTATTTCCAGGCTGTGCTGACTGCGATCAGCGGTGGCGCGGTCAGTGAGTACAGCCGAGGTCAGATCGAGGTCCAGGCATCATTGGCTTATGCCGGATCGCCTGCAGCATTTGACGGCCGAACGCAGGCGCAGAAAGATTTAGAGGCGGTTCAGGCTGCAATTCGCTCCTTGATGACAGGGGGTGCAACGCAGGAATATCGCATTGGCAATCGCAGCCTGAAGCGATATGACCTGACTGATTTGCTCGCCCTGGAGTCGCAGTTGAAGGCAACTGTGGTGCGTGAGAATAAAGCAAAGATCATTGCATCGGGTCTTGGCGATCCGAACAATTTGTTTATCCGTTTCGGTAACGGCTGATGGGCATCCGCACCAACATTCTGCGTCGTATTGGCCTCCAGCCGATTCCCAAGGCACTGCCACCTGTGAGGCGGCGTAACTATGCGGGCGCAATCATCAGTCGCCTAACTGCGGACTGGATGTCGTCACAAGCCAGTGCGGACGCTGAAATTCGCACCAGTCTGCGCAAGCTGCGTGATCGCAGCCGCGAAATGGTGCGGAATAATCCGTACGCAAAGCAGGCAAAGCGGACAACGCAAATCAACGTTGTCGGCAGTGGCATCAAGATGCAGTCGCAGGTTGCATTGCTGCGCGGTAATCGCCGTGATGAGCGGACAAACAGCCTGATTGAGCAGAAGTGGGCGTCTTGGTGCCGCGCTGAGCATTGTGATGTAGCTGGGCGCCAAAGCTTCCACATGATGGAGTGGTTGGCAATTGGCGCACTGCCGGAGTCAGGAGAAGCGCTGTTCAGGATTGTTCGCCGTCCGTTCGGTGGCAGTCGAGTGCCATTGGCGCTCCAGATGCTTGAGGCTGATTACCTGGATGAGGAGTATCAAGGCCCAACCCTCGCCCAGGGGAACGAATGGCGTATGGGCGTGGAGGTCAATGAATGGGGCCGCCCTGTGCGGTACGCCTTCCTCACGCGCCATCCAGGTGACTACTGGTTCCAGAATGCGCCGCAGCGAAATGAAAAGCATGTCTTCCTGTCGGCGGAAGATGTCATTCATTTGTTTATTCCAGAAAGGCCACAGCAACATCGTGGCGTGCCGTGGTTCCACTCTGTGATGGCTGACGCGCATCAACTTCAAGGATATGAAGAAGCTGCTGTAATTCGTGCGCGCGCTGGTGCGTCAATCATGGGATTCATTACAAACCAGGAAGGCGAACTTACCGCTGACGACGTCGAGAACGAGCGTCGGATCAGTGAGTTTGAACCAGGGATGTTCAAATATTTGATGCCTGGTGAGAACGTGACGGTGCCAAGCATCGACTCGCCAGATCAGCAATTTGAAATGTTTGTCAAAAATAAAGTACGTCGATTTGCGAGCGGTTTTGGCTGCTCGTATGAAACGCTAAGCCGTGATTTTAGTGATACGAATTATTCGAGCAGCAGGCTGTCGTTGCTTGAGGATCGGGAGCACTGGAAGGTGGTGCAGGCTTATCTGATTGAGCATTTCCACCTGCGCGTATTCCGTGAATGGCTGTCGCTGGCTGTGCTTGCTGGCGAGCTGCCGTTTGATGACTTTGAAGCGCGGCCTGAGCGTTATGACACGCCGCGCTGGATGGCCCGTGGTTGGGACTGGGTGGATCCGCTGAAAGAGGTGAAGGCTTATCGGGAGATGGAGCAGGCGGGCTACATGACCAAGGCGCAAATTGTTGCGAAACTTGGCGGTGATTTTGACGATAATTTAGCCGAGATTGCTCGCGAGCAGGCTGCTGCTGAGCGTTTGGGCGTTGAGTTGGATCGGGACATCATTGAGCAGCCGATGTTGCCGGCTGATCAACCGTTACCACAGGAGGAAGGCTGATGGGCGCAATGCCGACTGATGGAATGCGCGAAGAAGCGCGCAGATATCGAGAGTGGAAAGCTGAAGGACGCAAGGGTGGAACTGAGGTTGCAGCCAGGCGTGCTGGGCAGATTTTGAGCGGTGATGAGCTGAGCGATGAGACTATTCGCACGATGAGTGCATGGTTTGCTCGCCATGAGATCGACAAGCGAGCCGATGGTTTCAGTCCTGGTGAAGAAGGGTATCCATCACCTGGCAGGGTGGCATGGGCAGCCTGGGGAGGTGATTCGGGTAAAACATGGAGTGATGCACTTGTGGCTCGCATGGAATCTGACCGCGAAATGATGGCTGAGAGGCCATATCCAAATGAGCATGCAGCGCGGCTGCGTGATCCAGATCAGTACGACAGCTTCAGGCGTCGTAATGATGAAGGCGGCAACGGAGTCGACTTTATTTTTGGGATCAAGGAAGGCGAGGAAGGTGCTGAGCTACAGGCAATCAGGTTTCGTTTAAGCGAATTCACGGCGGCAGAAGCACGCGCATGGCTGAGCGAGCGTGATTATGAGCCGCTTGAATTTGAAGAGGCAACAGGCGAGCGTTCTAAAGTGGAAGAAATTGAGAACGCAGCCGTGACTGAAAAACGTGCAGCGCCTGATGCGCTGAAGGAGGGTGATTTTGTTTCGTGGAACAGTTCTGGCGGTCGCGCGCGCGGTCGTATTGAGCATGTGATGCGCGAGGGTACATTGGGCGTGCCTGACACTGAATTCAGCATTGATGCAACCGAAGAGGATCCGGCTGCGTTGATTCGGATTTATCGCGACGGTGAGGCGACTGAGACGATGGTGGGTCATCGTTTTAGTACTTTGACCAAGATCGATCCGATCCGTGCGACTGAGGGCGGCAAGTTTCAGCGATCTGAGGTCACATCATTCCGCGCGCTGGATGAGGAGCGGAGCTTCGAATTTCCGTTTAGCTCTGAATATCCGGTGATGCGTTACTTCGGGAATGAAGTGCTGAGCCACGAGATGGATGCAGCAAACCTGAGTCGTCTGAACGATGGCGCCCCGCTGCTGTTTAATCACGATCCTGATCGCGTGGTCGGCGTTGTGGAGCGCGCTTGGGTTGATGGGCAGAAACGACGCGGTTATGTGAAGGTGCGCTTCTCGCGTAACAAGTTTGCGCAAGAAGTGCTCGACGATGTCCGCGATAATATTTTGCGCGGCATCAGCTTCGGCTATTCGATCGACAAGATGGAAGAGCGAGGCGATGACTTCGTTGCGACTCAATGGTCGCCTTACGAAGTCAGTGTGGTCTCTATACCTGCTGACCCTACGATTGGAATCGGCAGGTCTCTAACTGACGAGACCGTTGTTCAAGCGGCCCCAGCCGCATCACCAACACCTGAACCCGAAATGGAAAACACTCCAGATCTGGAGGTGATCCGGTCCGAGGCCGTCGAGGCCGAGCGTACCCGTATCGCCGCCATCAGTGCACTGGGCGATAAGCACCAGATGCAAGACCTGGCTCGCGAGCTGATCGACGGTGGTCGCACTATCGACGAAGCTCGTGCTGCTGTCCTTGAAAAACTCGGCACTCAACCCGTGGAACAAGTCATTCGCTCTGCTGACATCACCTCTAACGATGTCGGCCTCTCCGATAAGGAGACCCGTTCGTTCAGCTTTGCTCGCGCACTGAACTTCCTTGCTAATCCCAGCGACGCTTCCGCTCGTCGGGCTGCCGAGTTTGAGATCGAAGTCGGTAAGGCTGCTGCTCAAAAGTATGAGCGCTCCTCTAACGGCATCGTGATCCCCAACGAGGTGCTGCGTCGCGATCTGGTGGTGGGCACCCCTACTGCTGGTGGCAACCTGGTTGCCGATGAGCTGCTGGCCGGTAGCTTCATCGATCTGCTGCGCAATCGTCTGGCACTGGCCCAGGCTGGCGTCACCATGCTGACCGGTCTGCAGGGCAACATCAGCATCCCCCGTCAGACTTCTGCTGCTACTGCCTACTGGGTGGGTGAGAACGGTTCGCCGACCGAGAGCCAGCAGGCAATCGATCAGGTCAACATGACCCCCAAGACTGTGGGTGCTTTTGTTGATTACAGCCGTCGTCTGCTGCTGCAGTCTTCCATCGATGTGGAAGGCATGATCCGCAATGATCTGGCTCGCGTGATCGCTCTTGAGCTTGACCGCGCTGCCATCTACGGCACCGGCTCTAGCAACCAGCCTCTGGGCCTGACCAATACCACCGGTATTGGCAGCCAGACCATCACCACCTACGGCACCTTTGCTGAGTACATCGGCATGGAAACCGATGTGGCATCTGCCAACGCTGATGCCGGCAGTCTGCGTTACGTGATTAACGCTGCTGCTCGTGGTGCGCTGAAGTCGACCGATAAGGGTACCGACACTGGCAACTACGTGTTCGAGAACAACGAGATCAACGGCTACCCCGTGATCGTGTCGAACCAGCTCCAGAACAACGATGCGCTGTTCGGCGACTTCTCCATGATGATCATGGGTATGTGGTCTGGCCTGGATCTGACCGTTGATCCCTATGCCGGTGCTACTGCTGGTACCGTTCGCGTGATTGCACTGCAGGACGTGGATGTGGCTGTTAAGCAGCCTGGCGCCTTCTGCCTCGGCACCTGATCATGAGGATCGAGATCCTGCGTCAAGTCATGATCTCGGGGGAGCCAGTTCAGGCTGGCTCCTTTGTCGAGGTCACTGAGGCTGACGGCAATCTATTGGTTGGTAGCGGTAAGGCTGTTGTGGCACCTGCCGTTGAGAAGCCCGCACCTGTTGAGGTGACGGAAGAGCCTGCTCCGGTGCCTGCTGTTAAGCCGGTGCGGAAGGCTAAGACTGTGACTTCTGAATTCCCTACTAAGGACTGATCATGGCCATCCTCTCTACCGGTCTGGAGAAGCTCCAGCATTTTGCTCTGGCTCCTACTGCTCAGCGCACTTCCAACCTGGACGGCACTGCTATTGACATGAATGATTATGAGGGCGACCTTGTGATCATCCTTGATGTTGAGGCTGGTGGCACCTCGACTTTGGATGTAAAAATCCAATCAAGCGACACATCTGGTGGTAGCTACAGCGATGTAACCACTGCTTTTTATCGCGGTGGCTCTGAAGTTGCTTCTGCCGCTGTGGCATTCACCCAGGTGAGCACCTCTGCTTCCAAGCAGTTTCTGGTGTTTCCCAAGGGCGCTGCTAAGCGTTGGATCAAGGCTGTGTCGACCACTTCGACCTCGACCCACACCTATTCGATTAATGGTGTTGGCGTGAAGAAGTACGGCTGATAGCCGTACTGCATTGGCCCTGGGTTGCTTCGGCGGCCTGGGGCTTTATGCTGTTTACATGGCACTCACCGAAGACCTAAGCGTATTTTTGGCCGATTTCGGTGTTCCGATTTCGGCTGGCGCTGCGAGTGGCCTGGGGATTTTGGATATGCCAAGCGAGATGATCGCTGATGGCGTGGTGATGACCACTGATTACAAGGTCACTTGCTTGGCAAGCTTGTTTGGTGATTTGCAATACGGCGCTGGTGTCAACGTTGATGGATTGCCTTATACGGTGCGCAATGTTGAGCTGCTTGATGATGGAAAATTTTGCGATCTGATGCTGCAACGCAGCGCAACGCCTGTATTGGCTGCAGTGTCTGCCGCTGTGCTCGATGGTGACGGAGCCGATACAGACAGTGTCGTTATTCTTGATGGAGGCGGTCCTGCGACGACGTATGTGGCCGGGAATGTACTTGACGGTGGCACGCCATGAGCGACACGATTACGCGCTTCAAGCTTCGTAACGGTACTGCTGCAGCTTGGACGGCGGCCAATCCAGTGCTGCTTGCTGGTGAAGTTGGATTTGAGTCTGATACGCGAAAGCTGAAGCTAGGCAACGGAACAACGGCCTGGAATTCATTGCTGTACGTGCAGGGATATGACAACCCAGTATTTACGACATTATCTGTTACTGGCATTGCAACATTGCCTCATATTCACGGGGCACTGGCGGGTCCTGTTTACATTCATTGCCGCAATGGCACTGCATCAACGCTGGCGAAGGGTACGCCTGTTTATATCACCGGAAATGTTGGCGATACTGCGACCGTGATTGTGGCAGGCGCTGATGCAGCCAACCTCGCCAAGATGCCTGCAATTGGAATTCTTGACGCGGCTCTTGCGGCAGGAGCAGATGGGCACGTAGTGATCAGTGGTGAGATAACGGCGATGGACACCAATGGTTATGCGGTCAATTCCGCTTTATATGTCGCGGAAGGTGGAGGATTTACTACTACTGCTCCCGCAAACAAGCAGCCGATTGGTCGCGTAACAAGGGGGAATAGCAATACGGGGGCCTTGGTTGTCATGGGGCCGGGGGTGGTGCTGTAGCCATGGACCGCGACACCTTCAAAAACTGGGTCAAGGTGATGCAGGCTTTGGAGGTGGCGGGCAAAACAGACTGTTACATTTATTATCGAGCGAAATCAATTGTGACCAAGCAGGTCGATCCTGGCGCGTTTGGTCCGCTTCCCAAGCGAGGATTCAATGACCACTAAGCGCGAACAGATTCTGAGCGCGATTGCAAGCGCACTCGCTAGCACTGCGGGGGTAAATGGTCGCGTGTATCGCAGCAGGGTCACTGCAATGCAGCGCGCTGAGTCGCCTGCGATTGTTATTGAGCCGATCAGTGACACGCCAACGCAAAACACCAGCTTGCCGACATTGGATTGGCGGATGCGTGTGCGTGTGACTGTGATCGTGCGCGGTGACACGCCAGATCAACTTGCTGATCCAATTATTGAGAGCATGCACGCCAAGATGGTGACTGATTTGACGCTTGGCGGCTATGCGATTGACGTGCAACCGGATGAAGTGACGTACAACATGCTGGACGCCGATCAGCCCGCCGGTGTAATTTTCAATGATTATATCATTCAATATCGCACAACTGTGGCAAGTTTGGCGACGTAGAGTCTGATAAGCCGCGCGATTTACAGTGATTGATGAGTTTCAAGGGCAAGGTGGCTCGTACATCCTTGACCCCGAGACAGGCATCCGCACTCTCGTTAAGCGGACGCTGCCACCTGTTCCACAAGAGGTAATTTCCAATGCCCCTTCTAACTCGGAAGCGCCTGATCCTTCTGGAGACGGAATCGACGTACGGGACGGATCCGACTCCGACCGGCGCCGACGCCGTTCTGGTTCGCGATCTGAATATCACTCCTCTGCAGAGTGATGTTGTCAGCCGTGATCTGATTCGCCCTTATCTAGGCGCGTCTCAGCAACTGCTGGCTAACACTCGTGTTGAGTGTACGTTTAGCGTTGAATTGGCTGGTTCTGGCACCGCTGGCACCGCTCCTCGCTATGGCAAGGCTCTGCTTGCTTGTGGCATGAGTGAAACTATCGTTGCCACTACCAGCGTGACCTATGCGCCCGTAAGCGCAAGTTTTGGTAGCTGCACCATCTATTACAACATCGATGGCTTGCTGCATAAAGTGACTGGTGCTCGTGGCACTTACACGCTGAATGTAGCCGTTGGCGAGATCCCCACCATTGATTTCACTTTCACTGGTGTGTATAACGCTCCCACTGACACCGCAGCTCCTTCGGTCACCTACGCCGATCAAGCCAACCCGGTAGTTGCCAAAAACGGCAACACGACTGGTTTTGAACTGCTTTCTTATAGCGGTTGCCTGCAGTCGGTGACTTTCGACATCGGCAACACTCTGGTGTACCGCGACTTGATCAACTGCACCAAGCAGGTGCTGCTGACTGATCGCGCCAGCACTGGCAGTGTGACCATCGAAGCGCCAACCATTGCGCAGAAGGATTACTTCACTGCTGCGCTTGCTGACGGCGCGCTTGGCAACCTGCTGTTCCAGCACGGCCAGACCGCCGGCAACATCGTTGATTTTGCCTCCACTAAGGTCGACATCGGCGATGTCAGCTACAGCGACCAGGATGGCATCCACATGCTGACCATCCCCTACACCTGCGTCCCCTCGACCGCAGGCAACGACGAGTTCAGTCTCGTCTACACTTGATTCGTTGGACAGACGGATGATGAGGGCCGGTAATGCGGCCCTTTTTTATTGGGTGTATGCTGTTGCAGTATCGCGTGCATTACGCATGGCATTTGTCCGCAAAAAGGTAAAGGTTTTCTCTTGGCCCGTTTCCATCGAGGAGCCCAGTGATGGTGGCACTTTTGATACGGCCACTTTTGATGCGAAGTTTAAGCGTGTAGGACGAAAGGAATTTCAAAAGCTAGGCGAGAAAGGCGAACTGGATCTTCTGAAGGTGATCATGGTTGGTTGGGAAGGAATTCTTGACGAAGACGGCAAAGAAATCCCGTTTTCGCTTGAGGCAATGCGTGAATTCAGCGATGATCCGTACTGGATTCGCGGCGTGCTGAAGGCTTATACCGAGACCTTTGAGGGCGGTCGCCAGGGAAACTGAAAGATGCTGCCGTCTACTGGGCGGGCGGCGGCAAGCGAATAGAAGATAAAACCAAGGAGGACGCTGCTGTGTTTGGCATTGTCCTCCCTGAGCAACCTGCCGAGCGATCGAATGATTTCGAGGTTTGGGAGGAAAATTGGGATGTGGTGATGATGTTTTTGCGTATGCAAACGCAATGGACGACGACGATGGCGGGTTATATGGGGCTGCGATATGACGTGCTCGTTTGCCCCGGCGGAATGTTCGACCTCTACAATGTGGAGAATCGCCGCGAGATGCTTGAAGACCTCCAGATCATGGAGGCTACGGCGTTAAGCGAATTGGCCAAGGACAAGGATGGCTAAACAGGTAAGCGAAATTCTCGTCAAGCTTGGTATCCAGGGCGCTGAGGGCCTGGACAAGCTAAAGAGTTCGTTTCGCGAGCTTGAAAGGTCTATTGGTCCATCTGATGCAACAATTCAGAAGGCGCGCAAAAGCATTCTTGACTTTGGCGAAGCAAGCGGAAAAAGTGAGCAAGTTATTCGTGGTCAACTTGAGGCATTTCGTGGCCTGAAATCACAGGCGGAAATCAATGGTGCAACTTTTATAAAACTTACCGAAGATATTAAAAAACTTGAGATTGAATTAAGCGGCTCTACTGCTGCAATAAATCGTCAACGTGACGCCATCCTGAGATCGACTGCTGCTTCTCAGGGCAATGCAGACGCATTGCGCAAGCAAGCCGAAGCCCTGGGCAAGCTTCAGCAGCAAACACGACCTGGATCTGCCGCTTTTATTCAGCTTGGCAAAGATATTGAAAGAGTAGACGAAAAATTAGTCAAAGTTCGCAGTGAAGCGCAAGCATTTACGCTCGCCTTGAATCAAATTCCAGCAGCAAGCGTAGAAAAACAAGTAAGGCAAATTGAAACTTTAAGGCGTACTATGAATACGCTTAAAATTACAAGTGATGAATATTTAGAAACACTGCAAAGAATTAATCTTGTCAGTGCTGTTCAGGCAACAACTACTGGCAGGCAGCAAGCAAGAGCCGCCAACCAGATGTTTGAAAGCGGCCTTTTTGAGCGATTTATACAAAGTCGCGCACAGGCGCTTCCGCTTCCTGAAACGACTGCTGGCTTGCAGCAAAGAATTTCAGAGGTGAATCAAGAGCTTGCAAACGTAACTGGATATGAGCGCAGACGTGCATTGACGATTGAGTTAATTGACCTTAATCGTCGACTTAAAAATACAGTTGTTGAAATTACAACTACGGAAGAGCTAGCCGCAATGGCCACGAGGCAGCGAGCCTCTGCTGCGCGTGAAGTTCTTGGTCGATCCGGCTTTGGGGCGTTCTCCGCCGATGTTCGCGCTCGCGGCGCAGAGGGCTCTTACGATCCTGGTACTCAAAAAGCAATGCAACGAGCCAGGAATCGAATTGTCGATCAAGGTGCTGTTAGCGAAATTGAACTTTTATATAATCGCTGGGAACAAGCGTATTCTGATATTGAAAAATTATTTGGAGATCATCAAGTTAATAAAGCTGAAATCGCGGCAAAAGGGGCGATAGCTCAGGATGAAATCCTGGATAGGCAGCACAATCAATCCTTGAGGGCTCAGCAGCAAAGATTCGAGGAGGAGCTTGCTTTATTTGATCAAAATTTAAAGCAGCGAGATCAATTGCTTCAAAGGCGGACAGCGGTCAAAGGCATGCTTGGCCTTGAGGGACGCGAACTGTCTCCCTTGTATCAAGGGATTGTGGACATTGGCACTCGTCGTGCTGTCGGAGAGCAGGCCCGCATGGGCAAGACACCTCAGCAGGCGCTTGCCGATATTGTCAGCGTATTTAATTCTGATCTCGATAAAGCCGGAAACGGCTTTTTGGAATCCGAGCGTCAACTTCGTGAAGCAGCAATTAATTTTGCTAGCGGGTCAGAAGAGGTTAAGCGTGCTTTTGCTCGTATTCCCCTTGGTCAGACGCCGGCTTCAATGTTTCCTGGAGGCGCCGAGATGCCTTCTGAGTACATTTCACGAATTAGAGGTGGAGTCGGAACTGCTGATCTTCCTGATTTTGAGTCGTTCCGAAAAGGAACAACACGCGAATTGCAACTTGTCCGGCAATCATTGCAAGAGTTGCGCTTAGATCTAAATCCTTTAGCGGCGGGATTTGAAGCTACCGAAAAGCGTATTGTTCGTAGCATTGGAAATATCGACAAAGAGCTTGAGAAACGTCAGCTTGGTGGTCGCGGTCGCATGAGAGGAATGGAAGTCGCTCAAGCTGCTGGCGCTGCATTGAGCGGTGGCATCTTTGGCGGCCCCGAGGGCTTCCTCGGTGGCGCGCTTGGCGGCGTGTTTGGCGGCGTAGGCGGTGCATTTGCTGGTGCTGCTGCTGGCGCGCAAGTTGGCATGCTGAGACAACAGCTTGGTGGATTCGCTGACTACGCAGCACAGATTCAGAAAATGCAGATCGCACTGCGAGATGCGGCTGGAAGCCAGGATCAATTCAACCAAGCCGTTGAGGCAGCTAATTTTGCGGTTCGCAACCTGAATGTGCCGCAAGATGTTGCGATTCAGGGCATGACGAAATTAACCGCTGCCGTGAAAGGGGCAGGCGGTCAGGTCACCGATGCCGAATTGGTCTTCAAGAATGTGACCGCAGCAATCAAGGCAACCGGTGGTTCAGCGCAGGATGTTGACGGTGCCATCACTGCGATGATTCAGGTGTTCTCGAAGGGCAAGGTAAGCGCAGAAGAGCTAAGCGGTCAGCTTGGCGAGCGCTTGCCTGGTGCAGTTACGAAGTTTGCCCAAGCGAACGAAATGACGCTGCCTGAGCTGTCAAAAGCGCTCGAGCAAGGTCAGGTTGGCTTGAACGAGCTGATGAATTTCATCGTGCAGCTTGGTGATGAATACTCTGGCACCGCAAATCAGATCGCAGATTCCAGTCAGGATGCTGGCGCTCGCCTGACGGTGGCATTCAACGATATGAGGATTGCGATTGGCGAAACGCTTCAGCCAGTTGGTGCGCAATTCCAGGAAGCCTTTGCTGATTTCATCGTAAATATCACTCCAGGTCTTGTTGCAGCGGCTAAAGCGGTCGGGGATGGGATCAAGTTTATTATTAACAATGCATCACAAATTGGTGCTGTTGTTGAATTTGCAGCAAAGCTTGCTGGCGTCACTCTTGCCCTGAAAGCTTTGCAAGCGATGCAGGGGCCAATTGGCGCTTTGTTCGTTGCCCTTCAGAGCGGATTTACTGCTACTACGGCACAAGCGGCTGCAGCTCAGACTCGAATTATCGCTTTTGGCACAGCAGTCAAAACTGTTGCTGCTTCGCTTGTGGCTCCACTTGTGGTGACATTTGCAATCGTTGGCGCTGAACTGGTTATTCAATGGCTGCAGAAGATTAAAAAAGCTCGTGATGAGTTGCGTAACATTCAAAGCCAGGCAACTGGCGAGCAGTTCCTCAAGGAGATAGGCGGAGATGCGCTTACTCAAAAGCAGCTTGCAAAGGCCGCTTCGGACATCGGGAAAGAATATGCGCGTGCAAGTGATAATGTAATTCGTTTGCGCAAAGAGCTAGACCAGCTTCAATCTGCAGCGAAAATATCTGGTGGCGCGACACTTGCTGCTACGCCTGGGATAGAACGCCTTAAGGCTCAACTCGCTAGGGAAGAAGCGGCTGTTCGACTGGTCGAAGGACGCTACAGAGCGGTGGTCGGTCGCCTGCCCAACGCGCCTACGGCTGCAGCGGGACCCGCCTTCACCCAATTTCCAGACATCGCTGGAGATGGCACCAAAGGCAAAGCAGATAAAGAAGCTGAAAAGGCTGCTCGTGAAGCTCAACGCCTATACGAAGAAAATCTTCGCAATGCAATGCGCTTGCAAGACGTTGGCTTGCGGACGCTTCAGCTTGAAGAGCTGACAACGCTTGAAAGAGAGCGCCAACAGCTTGTCAACCGCGACGCCGACAGAATTGAGTTTGCAATCCTTGATCTAAAGCAAAAACAACTTGGCCTTGATATCAGGCAAACGCATTTGAATGAAGTCAACGAGCGCTTGGAAGATTTGCGTGTCCAGGGGCTAAGGCAAGGACTTGATGTTTCAAAAACAGCGGAAGAAATTTCTAGAAATAAAATTGAATATTTAGAGCTTCAACTTGAAGCAGAAAAAAATATCACTGATCAACTTGAGCTGCAACGGCAAATTATTGAAGCCACGGGACTGACGCGGGAAATGCGTCAAGCCGGTCGTCGCGCTGCGATTGGCGTTTTTGATTACGGCCAAGCTGGCGCTGCCAATTTTGCCGGTGGCGAGCAGATTTACCAGCCTCAAGAATTTATGACGCCAGAAGCTCAGCGCTTCCAAGAAATGCGTCAACAACTGGAGGAAATAGTTTCCCTTCAGAATCAAGTGGAAGCAGGCGCGATGCAAATGGGGGAGGCATTCTCTAGCGCATTTATTGAAACGATTACGGGCTCTAAGTCAGCAAAGCAGGCACTTGCAGATTTGATGGCATCAATTGGCAAGCATTTTCTGGATATGGCGCAGCAAATCATTACGCAACAAATTGCGATGATTCTTTACGGCACCATCATGAAAGCGCTTGGGGTGGGTCTCAGCGGTGGAGGCGCCGCTCCTAACTACAGCGGTGTTTTCAGTAGCGGTCAGGCAGGGTTCAATCCATCCGTGTTTACGGGGCCAAGTTTGCTTCCGGCGGCCAATGGAGCGGCGTTTGCTAAAAACGGCATTCAACCCTTTGCAATGGGCGGCATCGTCACCAAGCCCACATTCTTCAAGTACGCAAAGGGCGGCGAAATGCAAAACGGCCTCATGGGCGAAGCTGGGCCTGAGGCGATCATGCCGCTCAAGCGTGGTGCTGATGGCAAGCTTGGCGTCGCCGCTCGCCTGGACGGTGCCATGAAACGGTACCGTTCGACGCCTGGTAGCGCAGCCGCCGCAGCAGAAGGTGACAGTGCTTCGCTGGCTGCGGCAGGGGCGGCCACAATGGAGCCGATCGACGTCCGCTACAGCGTGGAACGCATCAACAACGTGGATTACGTCACCGCCGATCAGTTCCAGCGCGGCATGGCACAGGCTGCTCAGCAAGGCGCCATCCAAGGCGAACGCCGCGCCATGCGTAGCCTGAAGAACAGCAGTGCAACTAGAAGGGGGATTGGTTTGTAGTGGAATACGCCTACGGCCACCTGCTCGATATCGGCCCCAGCGGCCAAGCAGCCCAATACCGCTTCCAAAACTACGCGATCAACCAGAACGTAGATGGGTACTTGTTTCTGCCGTTCAGCTTCGGTGGAGCGGTAGCCACCCTCCAAGGCGACAACTTGGATGCCACGCTCCAGTTCGCCAACATCGAAATGACCCGCGCGTGGATCGTTGACGCACTCGATAACCTATGGGTTGCCAAGGTCACCACGGTGCTCTGGGAACCCTCCACTGGAGCAGTCCAGCGCACCCTTTACAACTATTGGGGCACCTGTTCCAGTGGCGGCTGGGATGAGGTCAACATCCAAGTCAGCCTGAACTCAGTGCTTGACGCAGTTCAAACCAACATCCCAGGGCGCCGCCTTCATCGCTGGCAGGTCGGCAGCATCCCGTTTACGGCTCAAATCAGTGTGTGAGCACCTGATCGGCCGACGCTATGAATACGGCGGCGACGACTGCATCCACCTCGTCATCGACGCGCTAAAAGCCTTAGGCAAAAACCCGCCAGACGTCGCTGACGATTGGTATCGGCTCAACCCACGCGGCATCTTGCGGGAGCTGTCTGTTTACTGCGACACTCTGGATGCTCCCATCTACGATGGTGACATCATTCTGTTTGGCGCCAAGCCACCTGAATTCGGAGTCCAATGGCAGAGTGGCATCCT